CGCACTGCGGGAAAAGCTTTGTTCCATGATAGTGTGTTTAGCTGGCAGGGGTAGCTTGTCACAACAAAAAAAAATTAGACGTTGCTTTAAGTTTAGCAGGTGGTGAGAGTAGAGTGAATATTTGTTTAGCAGGTGGTGAGAGTAGAGTGAATATTTGTTTAGCAGGCCAGGATCCAACAAGAAAAGATAAACAGGAAAATATGAGAAAAAGTTTAGCACCTTTTATCTTGGAGAGCTTTGTGCAGGTAACACCTGACTCCACTAAGTTACTAAAATATTATCCATTCTACATGCTGGACTCAGGTGCTTTTTCTTTTATGCAGGGTACTAAGCAGTACACAAAAGCAGATTTCACGGCCTATGTAGACAAATATATTGCTTATGTCAATGAGAATAATATAAAGCACTTTTTTGAAATGGATGTTGATTGCATTTTGGGCTATAAGAAAGTGCTGGAGCTTAGAGAGTACATAAATAGAGAAACTGGAAAGAAGTGCATCCCAGTATGGCATAGGTCCAGAGGGAAATATGAATTTGAAAAAATGTGTGAGGAGCATGATTATGTTGCCCTAGGTGGTATTGTGAGCAAGGAAATAGAGCCAAAGCATTACCATGTGCTACCTAAGTTAATAGCAGAGGCACACAGAAGAAAAGCTAAGATTCACGGGCTGGGGTTCACCAGCATGAAATGGCTGCCTATGTGTCATTTTAACAGCGTTGACAGTACTGCATGGCTGGCGGGGTGCAGGTTTGGATACTTGTATAAATTTAATGGTAAAAAGATGGTGCAGATTCGCAAGCCCGAGGGCACCAGGATGAAAGATTCTGTAGCAGTTGCCACACACAATTTCAAAGAGTGGGTTAAATTTCAGAAATGGGCTGTAGGTTGTTTGTAAGGTAGAAATAAATATGTATATTTTTATCTTTTTAGCCAGAATATTTCCACCTCTTAGGTGGGAGTATGTCAAGGAAAGTGGAGGTTTTTCAAATGAAGTCAAAGTATAAGGCAATAGTTTTGCTATCCGGTGGTATTGACTCTACAACCTGCCTAGCAAAAGCCGTTGCTATATATGGCAATAATAATGTGCTGGCCCTGTCTGTACATTACGGGCAGAAGCACGAAAAAGAAATCAAGAGTGCAAAAGCAGTAGCAAACTATTACAGGGTAAATCACATGGAAGCCGATTTGTCAGAGGCTTTTAAATTAAGTGATTGCCCGCTATTGGCTAACGCACATAAAGAAATCAAGCATGAGTCATATGCTGAACAGCTGGCTAAGATGGGTGGTTGTGGTACGGTAGACACCTATGTGCCATTTAGAAACGGTCTTATGCTGGCATACGCAACCTCTATAGCTGTTTCTGTGGGAGCTGAAGTTATTTACTATGGTGCACACGCTGATGATGCAGCAGGCAGGGCTTATCCCGATTGCACACCTGAGTTTTTTAAGAGCATAAATAGCTCTATTCATGCAGGCAGTGGATTTACCTGTCGGTTAGAGGCTCCGCTGATTTATCTCAATAAAGCAGAAGTGGTTAAGCTGGGGCTACATTTTAAAGCACCATACCACTTAACATGGAGCTGTTATGAGGGTGGAGAAAAACCTTGTGGTACTTGCGGCACCTGCATTGACAGAGCCAAGGCATTTGAAGCTAATGGAGTAAAGGACCCTGCATTGGAGGTTTAGGCATGTACACAGTAATAAAAAGATTAGAAATATCAGCAGCTCATAAGCTGGCACTTAATTACCAGAGTCCTTGTACTAGGCTGCATGGCCATAACTGGATAATTGAAATAACCTGTCAAGCTAAAGAGCTTAATGAGCATGGCATGGTGGTTGACTTTAAGCATATCAAAAATACCGTTGAGCAAGAGCTGGACCATCAGTATTTGAATGATGTGTTACTGCGCAATCCTACAGCAGAAAATATAGCAAAGTGGATTTGCGGCAAAGTACCGAATTGTGTGAGAGTAAAAGTACAGGAGAGTGAGGGCAATGTTGCCATTTATGACAATACCTGACCAGGGGTTCTTGGTTAATGAGATTTTTGACAGCATAGAGGGTGAGGGTAAAAGAGCAGGACAGCTGGTTACTTTTATCCGTCTGAATGGCTGTAATTTGCACTGCTCCTACTGCGATACAGCTTATGCACAGGACATGCCTAATAATTGTGAGGTTACACAAGTGCAGGATATTTTGAACAATATCAGATGTAAGAATGTAACGATTACCGGTGGTGAACCTCTTATGCATTATAAGACACTACCGAGTCTGCTGACAGCTTTGGATAACTTACAGCACCAGTACCATGAGGTAAATATTGAGAGCAACGGCTCCATGCCAATAAATGATTATCTGCGATTCAGTAATGTGTTCTTCACTTTGGATTACAAGTGTAAATCTTCCGGCATGAATGGAAGTATGTACCTGCCTAATTTTGAGCAGGTACGGGCTAAAGATGTAGTAAAGTTTGTGGTAGGCAGTGTGGAGGATTTAGAGGAGGCTGCCGATGTTTATGCGCATTTCTTCCTGAGCAGGTTGAAAGGAAATGTGTATTTATCACCGGTGTTTGGCAAGATTACACCTGCTGAAATTGTGGACTTTATGAAACGGCCTAACTACGAGAAATTTGATTGGCGGTTGCAGCTGCAGCTTCACAAGTATATTTGGGATCCTGAGAAAAGGGGTGTTTAGGGAATGGCTGATGTAGAAAAAGCGGAGCTTGCAGTAAAGCAGCTCCTATCCTGCTTTGGTGTAGACACTGATAAGAGACCAGGCATGGAGGAAACACCAAAAAGAGTAGTGAAAATGCTAGGTGAAGTATGGGAAGGTATGCAGTACACAAATGACCAGCTGGCAGAGATGTACGGCAAGACTTTTGACTGTCAGTCCAGTGATATGGTTGTAATAAAGGATATTGAAGCATTTAGCTACTGTGAACACCACCTTGCCTTAATCTATGATATGAAAATCAGTGTTGGGTACTACCCTAGCAAAGGTAAAGTTATTGGGCTTTCAAAGATAGCACGAATTGTTGACATGTGCTGTAAGAGGTTACAGTTACAAGAAAGAATTGGGACTGATATTTTGGAAGTTCTGCAGAAGATTGTCGGCGATGATGTCATTGTCAGGATAGAAGCCAGTCACTCCTGCATGACTGCTAGAGGGATTAAAAAGCCTAGTGCAAAGACCGTCACAATAAGCAAAGACGGGTTATTTGATAATTTTTTGTACTCACAGAAGTTTTTAGAGCTGATTAAGGATTAAGGCGGTGTAAATTTGGCAGACTATAAAGTAGAAGCCTTTAATAAAGCCTGCCAGATTTGGAAGGACAGCAAGGGTAAAATTCCAATCCGCAGACTGGCAAGAGAGGTCGGTGTGACAGCTGGTACCATTGCACGCTGGCGGGATAATGGCTGGGTGCAGAAGTCTAAACGGCTAGGCGGTGGAGTAAAAGGCAATCAGAACGCAAAAGGGCATGGAGCACCTAAGGGTTCACAGAACGGACTGAAAACAGGAGCCTACTCTAAAATTGATATTTCTACATTATCACCTGAAGAAACTCATATGCTGCTTAACTATGACAAGGATCCTGTAAAGCTACTAGACTTTGAAATTGGCCTAATGCTTGTGAGGCAGAAGAGGATGTTTGAGCTTTTAGAGGCAGTCAGAGCAGACAGGGACATGATTACTGAAGAAATATCTCACATCGCTATAGAAGCTGGATTCAGTCCTGACAATCCATCTTTAAAGGAGCAAACAAAGTGCAGGCAGGCTCTAGTAGACAAGATTATTGCCATAGAGGAAGCACTGACCAAAGTACAGGAAAAAGTAGTGCGGGCTATTGAGTCCAGGAATAAGCTAGCAGAAAAGCAGGCAGAGAAGAAAAAGGAGACTGCAAAAAACAGCCCTATTAGTTTTGTATTTAACAGGAAAGCCTGATAAAGCACCTGCAGAAATGTAAGTGCTTTTTTATTGTAAGGAGTTGTGGCATGGAAGTAAATATTGCAGATAAGATAGCACCATGCTATGACGATTGGTTTTTTGATGTCATGGAACATGGTCACACACATTACTGGCTCCCAGGAGGTCGAGGCAGTGCAAAATCCACTACCATCAGCGAAGTGGTACCCTTATTGCTAATGCAACCGAAGAACAAGGACTTACACGCTGTTATTATGCGTAAAGTAGGTCGAACACTGCACGATTCTGTTTATAATCAGATTTTGTGGGCCATTGAGGAACTTGGAGTAACGCACCTATGGAGAGCTAAAACCAGTCCTTTAGAGCTTACATACAAAGATACAGGGCAGAAAATAATATTCCGTGGTATTGATGATAAACAGAAAGTCAAGTCCATAAAGCCAGCTTTTGGCTATGTAGGTGTTACATGGTATGAGGAGCTAGACCAGTTTGACAGCATGGAAGAAATACGAAACCTCAACCAGTCATTACTGCGTGGCGGCGATACCTCTTGGTGTTTTTATTCTTACAATCCACCAAAGAGCCGCGACAACTGGGTAAATGAGGAAGTGCTGTTTAACGACTCAGATAGACTTGTACTCCACACGAATTACACTCAGATACCTAGAGAGTGGCTAGGCCCACAATTTATTGCTGAAGCTGAAAAGCTGAAAAGGAAAAGAGAAGAGTTGTGGCGACATGAGTATATGGGTGAGGTTATTGGTTCCGGAGGTGATGTATTTGATAATGTGCAAGACATGAGAATGTCAGACAACAAAATACAGCTTTTTGACCGCCTGCACTACGGTTGTGATTTCGGTTTTGCTGTAGATCCTTTGGCTTTTGTGGCTATGCACTATGATAAAAAGCACGAGGACCTATACATCTTTGATGAAATTTACAAATACAGTTATGATACCAAGCCAGCTGCAGAGGAGATAAAGAGCAAGGCAGGCAGAGGGCTGGTAATAGGTGATTCTGCTGAGCCCAGGACAATAAAGTCTTTCAAAAATTATGGAGTCAACATGATAGGAGCTAAAAAAGGTCCTGATAGTGTTGCATATGGTATAAAGTGGTTGCAGGAAAGGCGTAACATCTATATTGACAAGGAGCGTTGCCCTAACACCTACAAAGAGTTTGTTAAGTATGAGTATGCAAGGAATAAAGACGGGAGCTTCATTTCCTGCTATCCTGACGTTAATAACCATGCTATAGACGCTGTAAGGTATGGCTGTTCTGGAATTATGAGAAATGAAAAGGATGTTACTTCGAGAAATGTAAATTTGTGGTAGGTGATACTTTGGAAACTGTATCTATATACGATTATGATTTTCTGTACGACTCCTACACAGGGGGCGGCGGCTACCTTGAAGGTACTTATATTATACCGCACCCCAGGGAGGACACAGATAAGCTGTTGCGAAGAAGAAGGCTAAGTTACTATTCAAACTTCGTAAAGCCCGTTGTCGATTCACTGACCAATCCGATTTTCCGCAAAGGAATTGCAAGGGACTGGGGTGGAGGTAACAGCATCATAAGTGACTTTCAACAAGATGTTGACCGCTTTGGTAATACAATGAATAGCTTTATGAAGCAGTGCTGCCGAATGGCTAAGTTATATGGTTCTGTTTTCGTTTTTGTCGATAATGACAGAACCATTGAAGCGGGACAGAAGTCAGCTATTGAAAAACGGCAGTACCCATATCTCTATATCATCAAGCCTGAAAATGTCACCAATTACAAATGTGATAGCAGCGGTGTCATCAGAGAGATTGAGTTTAAGTGTGGTTCTACTTACAGTAAGTCTTTTGCTGGCTATAAGGTGATGATGGATACCGATACCTGGAAATGGACTCCTACCGATTGGCAGGTAACACGGCATGATGGTGTTGTAGAAAAAGGAAAAAATAACCTAGGTTTTATTCCAGTGGTACCCGTATTTGGTACTGAGCATGAAAATGGGGATTTGCTACCACTGTCCCCCATGATATCCATAGCCAGAACTAATCTGACCATTTACAATCTGTCGAGTGAGTTGCGAGAGTTGTTGAGGAATCAGGCCTTTTCCATTCTATGCTATCCGGTAACTGAGGGAGTGCCTATTGATAAAGCGCTATCCAGCATTAAGGTTGGCACTAACGATATGTTGCTGTTTGATGGCGAGGTTGGAGCGCGACCATTCTTTATTGCGCCGGAGGCATCACAGGCTCAGCTGCTGCAGTCCGAAATTCAAAGGTTGATTGATGATGTGTACAGGCAGGCAAGTCTATCATCTGTGACAGCAGTTGAAACCAAAGCAAGCGGTGTGGCTAAGCAGTGGGACTTCGAAAACACCAATCAGGTTCTTGCTGATATGGCAGAAAATCTGGAAGTAGCAGAGAAAAAAATCATGAAATACTGGTCTGCATATTTTGGGGAGGAAATTGATTACAAAGTTATCTACCCCCGTGATTTTGGCATTGTTGACATTGCATCAGAGTTAGACAATGTTGCTAGAGCACTGGAATTGAATGTTGGTGTTGAGTTTAACAAGCAGGCTAGGATAAAGGCCGTTGAGGCTTATCTTACTGGTATCCCTGATGATGAGTATGATGCGGTCATTAATGAAATCCGCAACGATGCCACCGACCGTTTAATGTCGGAATTATCTCAAAAGCAGCTAAAGGGAAGAATTGACAATGGCCAAATTGAAGAGTAATGACGACACCCTTAGTGAGAAGCTTGAAAAGATACTAGAAAAATACTCTAAAGAGTTCAGAAAATTGGCTATCAAAACAGAGGTAAAGATAGCTGAATCTCTGGCTGAGGGTAAAGATTTGGATACCTCAATAGCTTTAGCACTCAAAGGGTTTGACTATTCCAATAGAAAAATAACTATCTCCGCTGTGATTGATGCTGCGGAGATAGGAATACAGGACAGGGTAGACGAGGAATTCGTTGACCAGGTGTGGACAACGGATGGAGTTAACTTGTCCGAAAGGTTATACAGCATGTCTGCTTATACAGGACAGCGTGTGAGGGATACAGTGAAAGCAGGTCTACTGAATGCAGACTCAGCCATAAATATTGCCCGAAAGCTGTATGATGGATATGGAAGTGGTGCACTAATCCCTAAAGCGGAAATACCGCGGTACCTTAGTAGAATGACCAGAAATGTGTCATTAGCTATCATAGGTGATAATTCGGATAAGGAAAAAATAATTCAGGACATAGACAAACTGAAAAAACAGGTAAATGAACTGAAAACCGATGCGCTAAGAGTTTCATATCAGAATCTATTGACATCGCTAGAATCGTATAAGGGTGAAACCATCAACAAGGCAATACAAGTGGCTCTGGAAGAGAAGAGCCGGTATCAAGCCGAACGCATAGCAAGAACCGAAACCGCAAGAGCTTGGTTTGAGGGATACATTGCTAGGTACGGTGATGATACTGATGTATGGGGCTATAGATGGGAGTTGTCTTCCAATCACCCCATACATGACCAATGCGATGTATGCGCTAATGCTGATATAGGTTACGGCAAGGGACTATATCCAAAAAAATATATGCCGACTATACCTCTGCATCCGCACTGTAGATGTCATCTACTTCCTGTGTTTATCTGGCAGGTAAATCCAAACAGAAGTCCGAATCCAAAGCTAGTACATGACTATATAGATAGCTTAACTACAAAGGAGAAAATCGCGTTGTTTGGTGTGAAAGGTCTTGAAGAGTATAGGCGCGGGAAAGATTGGCAAGAGGTTCTAAGAGGATGGGGAGGTTTTACCAATCCACTTGCTAGGAGAAGAGTTTTTAGGAGGAATGAACAATGAAAACAAAAGAAGAAATTATTGCTGCACTGAAAAATGTGGAGGGAGGCGAGGAATTTGTAACCGGTTTTAACAACCTTTTGAAAGATGCGAATAATAATATCAAGCTGGTGAAAGAGTTAACTGCTAAGGTTAGTGATTTGACCGCTGACAAGGAAACGCTGACCGGTAATTACAATAAGCTGTTTGACTTTATTGGTTTGCCACTGGATACCTCCAATTTGGATGAGGCTCTGGAGGAAATCAAAAAGAAGCAGCAGAAGAATGATAAGTCTACTGCAGATATTGCGACTCTGAAAAGCCAGCTCAACGAAATGAAAAGAAATTACAAGACCTTATCTGATAAAAGTGCTGAATTTGAAAAGCAGGCATCCACTGAGAAGACTAAGCGTCAGGGCATGATTAAGGAAATGGCCTTACGGACCGCTCTTGAAGTCAACAAAGCACTCAATCCGGCTATCACATCACGACTGATGATGGGTAACATTAAAGTGCTTGACGATGACAGTGTTATCTATGTTGACGATGATGGCTCTGAGGTGACTGTTGACGAGGGTGTAAAAGCCTTTTTGACTAAATACCCTGATTATCGGGCTAATCGTCAGGTATCCGGTGCTGGCGGTGGGTTTAACGGCTCTTCTGGTGGCAATGTTGATTATGAGACTCTATCTCCGGCTGAGTATCGCAAGGCTCGTGCCGAGGGTAAGATTATATAATTTTTACACAGGAAAGGATGATACTTTATGGGAAATACTTTATTAACACCTGCGCTTATTGCACAGGAAGCTCTTATGCAGTTGGAAAACAACCTTGTTTTGGGCAATCTTGTAAACAAGGATTATTCCAACGATTTTACCGGTTCCTCTGGCGACACAATTACTGTTCGCAAGCCTAACACTTTTAAGGTGAAAGAGTTTGATGAAGGAACGGGGATTGAGCTGCAGAATGTCAAGGAAAGCGGTGTACCTGTTAAGCTGGACACTCTTTTGGACATTTCTTTTCCGGTAACTACTAAGGAAATGACTCTGAGCATTTCTGATTTTAGCCAGCAGTTTATTGTTCCGGCAATGCAGGCATTCGCTCAGGATATTGACTCCCGACTGGCTAAGCTCATGTTTGAGATTCCATATCATGTAGGCATTGCAGGAAGTGCACCTAGCTCGGTTGCTAGCATTACTGCACTGCGTAAGAAGATGAATGATAACAAGGTGCCTATGGCTGGGCGTAATCTTGTTTTGGATACCGCTGCGGATGCTAAGCTGCTGGAACTGGATGCATTCAACCGTGTTGATGCTTCTGGTACTGATGCAGCGATTCGTAACGCAGAACTGGGGACGAAGTTCGGCTTTAGCTGCTACATGGACCAGAATATCAAAAATTTTGTTTCCGGCATTACTACGGCTGCAGCAGGCTTGAAAGTAGCAGATACTGTAGAAGCTGGTGCAACCACAATTGCTGTTACTGATTCTGCTATTGAGGGTGTTATTAAAAAGGGTACATTGCTCACTGTAGCAGGTTCTTCCCAGCAGTTTGTCGTAACTGCGGATGTTACCATTGCTTCCCACAGTGCTTCTGTGAATGTTTATCCTGCTGTAGATGCAGGTATCGCACAGAACAGTGCCGTTACCCTTGTAGGAAATCATACGCTGAATATGGCATTCCATCGCAATGCGTTCAGTCTTGTTTCCCGTCAGCTGGCCAGACCTATGGGGCTGACCAATGTTTCCAACGTATCCTACAACGGCCTTGGTTTGAGAGTGGCTTATGGTTACGATATGACTAAGAAGCAGGATATTATTTCTATTGATGGTTTGTTTGGGTTCACAACTCTTACCCCTGAACTTGCTTGCGTTCTTCTCGGTTAAGAGCGTGTTTTTCTGAATCAACATGGGCGACAGGCAACTGTCGTCCTTTTTATTCATAACGGAGGTTTGTATGAAGACTATCACATTATATGATGAGAATGAAGAGCCGATTATTGTTAATGCCTGTGATGTTGACAGGTATTTAGCAAATGGTTTTACTGAGGCAACGGCAAAAACAAAAACATCTTCAAGAAAGAGTGCTGCTAATGGAGATAAAACTTGAATTTGATAATAAGGCTTTACTAGCTTTTAAGGTTGCTCCCGATAATGCTAAAGAGGCAGTAAGACGCTCTATAAGGGAATCTGCTGTACTTGTTCAGGAGAGAGCACAAAAAAGGCACAGGTTCATATCCAGGACAGGCAATCTTGAAAGAGCTGTTGTTGCAAGTATCCAGGAAGCGCAGGCAGCTATATTCCTGGATAAGCGCACCGCGTTCTATGCAGGGTTTGTTCATGAGGGGACAGCTCCTCATGACATTTTTCCTAAAAAGCGAAAATGTCTTAGGTGGGCTGGCAGATCAGGTTTTGTATTCGCAAAAAAAGTGCACCACCCGGGGACCAAACCTGACCGGTTTCTCTATAAAGCGTTGAATGATTCACGCACAGAGATACAGGCTATTTTCAATAGACATATCGCTGGTGTATTCACAGGAGGTGTTTAGCCTTGATAATAGCTATCAGTGATATTAGAGACGAGCTGGTGTATCCTGTACTGAAAGCGGCAAATACCACTTCTACTAATATTCTTGGTGAGGAAGTAGTTACTAATAAGTACCTACAGGATTTAGAAGAATACGCCAATGATTTCGTAATGAGTGTTGCAGGAGTGGGATTAGAGAGCATTGTAACACCAGCTCCATATAAGTTAAAGGAATTATGCAAAGCGAAGTTATGTTTATTCGTGTGCCTCGCAAAGTCATATTCAGCTAGTCTATCAACCCGAGGTAGTGGTTCTCGCGATAGCTGGTCCGAAAAATTAGAATATTATACGACAATGGTTAAAACATTAGAGCCGCAGATAAGTAAGGAAATGCTGTTAGGCGATAGCAGGAATACTATCCTATTTGGCTCTGTTCAGCTTCTTAGGGGGTAACGCTATGGTCTGGCTTGAAATTATGAAAGAACTACAAAAAGCATTTTCCGGTGTCGCCCCTCATGTTATTGTTGGTGCTCTGGAACCAGCTGACTATGCAAATGATGGGGTTGTATTTCTAATTCGTGATGGAGAATCAATTCCATCTTTGAAAAGCCTCCACGAGGATATGCAGGGAACCGTAAATCTATTGATAGAAAACTGGGTTCGTGACGATACCACAGATATTTACAACGGTTACGGTAAATTGGCTGAACAGGAGGATAAAATGATAGAATCCATAAAGTCCTGGCTAGTCAACAGAAATACTGATGATTTCAGTATTCTTTCTTGCAATGTAGGCGAGATAATTAGTGACGGTGACGCAAAAAGACCATTGGTCGGTTCGCGAATGTCACTTGATATAACATACAGTGAATAGGAGGAGTTAACATGCAGCTGTCACGAGGATATTTTACTAGGTTGGTCATCGACGAGGAGACATCGTTTAATGAAATACCAACCACAAAGGCCGGTAAGATAATGCCATTCAATAAGTTGGAACTTGCCAGCGAGCAAACTATGATTAATCCAGCTACCATTACAGGTACCAGAAATGCAGTCGAGCCTGCTAGAGGCCATGTAACTGCAGGTGGTAGCGTGACTATCCCAGTGGATAGCACTGCCATAGGCCATTGGTTGAAAGGAATTTTCAATGCACCTGTTACCACAGAAGATAGCGACACCGGCAAGTATAAACATGTATTTTCAATTACGAATAACCAGCCGAGCCTCTGTATAACAAAGGAATTTCCTGATATTGGGCAGTACTTTACATACACCGGCGTCAAGATAGGAAGCTTCTCTTGCACATTCGGTGATGATGGTGAGCTTACTGCTGATATGGATCTGCTGGGCTGCGATGAGGTTATAAGTTCCGAGCAGTATGATAAGGCTGCTACGGAGGCAAAGCTTAGCAGATTGAATAATTTTGCATGTGAACTTAAAGTTGATGGTTCCAAGGTAGCTAATGTATCCACTCTTGACCTAAAGCTGGATATGGGGCTAGATGACAGTATTTACACCTTGGGGCACAAAGGCAGAGGTGCAATTCCTGAAGGACTTGTGCAGGTAAGTGGCACAATCCACAGTCTGTTTACAGACACTGAGTTACTGCAAAAAGGAATAGATGCTACTCCTATTGATTTGGAGTTGGCGCTGACTAATTCAAGTGATTCGCTGGTTATTAAAATGGACGAGGCCCAAATCTCTCGTACCTCACCTGCCATAAGCGGCCCTGCAGGTGTATCCGTCGATATAGATTTTGTGGCTTACTACAAGAATAGCGTGGATAAGTCCTCAATCGTAATCGAATTGACAAATAGCGTAGAGGAATATTAAGGAGGAAACATTAATGGATATTGAAGTAAGATATTTAAATCGAAAAGACATGAAAGCATTGAATAAGGCTGGATTGAACCCCATGCTGAACAATTTGGATGCCACAAAATCTATGGACCTGGTGGACTTCATCATTGATTTGAAGTACTCCGATGTTGAAGGGATTGACGAGCTTCCATATTATCAGGTTCTCAACCTTGCTAAGAGTACAGTTACACAGTCTATGCTAGGTAAGGAGCAGGAGGTAAAAAACTCCTAAGCTTCTATCGGTGGCAGAACTCCCCATCAAAGAAGTATTGTCAAGAAACTTGTTTAAAGGAGTTTAGAAAGCGTGGGGCTACCCCTCCATGCGAGGATTGTGAGAATCAGTGCCCCGAATTGTTGCCTGAAAACTATGAGGCATGGTATCTGTACACTAATGTACAGACACAGTATAATTACACATTTGGCGGTATTACTGGATTAAACTATCAATCCGTGTGTACAGTAGCAGACATTCTAGGAGTAGAAATTACTCCGTCGTTGTTTGCAAAAATCAGAGCTTTAGAGCACGAGCATTTGAAAGAGGCGGTGAATAAAAATGGCTGACCAAAACATAATTGTCCGTATTTTAGGTGAAAATAAATTAAGCGGTGTGCTTTCAGATGTAGCTGGAGATATGGGCAATCTGGGCAATGTCATGACCGGCCTCTTTTCAACTGTTGAATTAGTTAAGACAGGATTTGAGGCTCTAAGCGGAGTCATATCGGCAGGAAAAAGCGCATTTATAGATTATAACGCACAGATGGAAACTACTAAAATTGCCCTCACTACATTGTTAGGTAATGCCGACGATGCAGAGGCAACTTTTCGTAAGTTACACAGATTAGCAGCAAATACACCTTTCGAATTTCCCGGACTTGCAGATGCCGGTAAGAGATTGGTAGCAATGGGATTTTCTGCTAAAGGTGCTCAGGATGCGTTAGAGGCTTCTGCTAACGCGGCTGCTGCGCTAGGTAAAGGGCAGGAGGGAATTGACAGAATTGGTCTGGCGCTAGGTCAGACCGCTGTAAAAGCTAAGGCAAGTGCGGAAGAAATGATGCAGCTGGCCGAAGTTGGTGTAAACCCATATGAGATTTTACAGAATAAACTCGGATTGACTGCTGACCAAGCTGCTAATTTAGGAAATCAGAATATAAGCGGCCGTAAGGTGGCAGAGGCTTTGGTTGAAGGAATGCAAGAGCAGTTTGCAGGTTCTTCCAAAGCCCTATCCGATTCTTTTACAGGAATGCTGGCCACAGTAAAAGATGATATTGCCTATATTTTAGGTGATATCGGAGAACCCCTATTTGAGGCACTTAAAGAACCTTTGTCAAAGATTAGGGACTTTATGGCTGATACGGTAAACAGCATTAATGATATCGGATTAGGTGCTACCCTAAAGAATATGCTGGGAGTGGAAGTTATTAATGGTGCGTTAATCGTATGGCAGACTCTAAAACAGACTGTAAGTGGACTCGCTGAAGTTATATGGTCAGCGCTGTCAGCCATTGCTAATATAGGTATCGCTCTGATAAACTTTCAAACTTCCATTAATGGCTTTAAAACCGCATTGGGTGAGGGAAGCAGCTTTATTACTGCATTTTCAGCAGCACTAGCCGGAATAAAAACTTTTTTGGATGTACTTTCAGAAGCGATAACCTTTGTCGCAGATAAGATAGCTAATGAATTGATGTATGTTGCCAACGAATCCAATGAAACCTTGAATGAGTTATCTGATACGATTGCTGATACATTATCTCCTGCATTTGAATTTGTAGCTGATGTAATTGGGGCTGTTATTGAAGCATTTGCAGGCTTCATAGGTGCTATTGGAGAGCTGTTTGACGGAATTTCTAATATTACGGATTCTGTTCTTACAGCACTAGGAGGTTTTGCTGATGCAATCGGCACACTGTTTGAGCTGGCACTTGGTGGGGTTCTATCCATTGCTGGTGATTTTGCAGACGGCCTGTACAATCTAATTGTTGGTGGTACAGAGGATACAGCAAACGACTCCAGTAGCATCATAGGCAGTTATATAGACTATTTTTGTGCTGCTTTCGAGAGCTTACAAAGTTCACTAAGCTCAATATGGAACGCTATTGCAAGTACCATTCTTTCCAAAGTACAGTGGTTTGTAGATAGAATACTGGGGATACTCAAAGAGCTGAGTGGTTATGCATCTGGAATCGTCGATTTCATTTCTGAGAAAGTGTCTAATATCACCACTAAATTTAAAGAAAATTTCGATGCGATAAAAAAGGGCATTACCGATGCTACAAAGGTTAAGAGCGGTCCTGCTGGTAGTGGCGGTACCTCTATGTGGCGGAAAGAGATATCGTCTAACGGTGCTGGCGCAGGTTCCGGTGGTGGGAGATCTTCAGGAGGTCGCAGTACTGGAACTTCTGTAGCTGAAAAGGCTGCTAAGGAGGCGCAGAAATGGGCAGAAAAGATTGATAAGGACTGGCACGACCTTAACAAAAAACTGAAAAAAGAAACCGAAAGTTCCTATGCTCAGGCTATTGCTACTTTAGACGATGAGTATATGAAATATTATAAGGACATTGAGGAGGCTAAAAACAGAGGAATAGATACTACTCGTCTGGAGTCAACGCTGAGCGATTATTACAAGCGTGTAACTGAGAAATTAAAAAAATCCGCTGATGATGCTTTAGCCGATATGAGGTCTAAAACAGAATTGCTCCGCGCAGACTTGTCTCAGGATTTTACTATCAAAGCCGATGTGCAATACAACGATGACCTGCGTAAAATTAACGAGGACATAGAGAAGTTCAAGAAATCGTCTCTTACGAATAATCTGGAACACAATGAAGCCGTGGAAGATTTAGTGACTGTATACAAAGCTCAGGCTAATCTTGATGCGGCTACTAAGAAAATCAATACTGAATTTAAAGGTCTGACTACTGAAATGTCTGACAAGATAAAGGATATAAAATCCCTATTTGATACAGGCAGTATGGATTTGGGGCATTATATTGACCAGCAGATTGATGTTTACCACGGATATACTGATAAGCTGGAAAGCATAGCTACAAATGTTAAGTCTAAAATGGACGAGGCTTTAGCTAATGAGGATACTGTGGCATTTAAGGCCTGGCAAAATGTGTTGCGAGATGTTAACACGGAGCTGCTTGAAATAAAGAAGAGCTTGCAGGATTTGGGTGACGGTACTTACAGTGAAAATCTATTTAACGGTATTCAGGCAGGGTTAGGGAAGCTTAAAACTGTCAAGCAATCAGTGAAACAGTTAGGAGAGGACATCGTAAGCAACCTAAATAGCACATTTGATGATTTCTTTAATGAAGTTATGACTGGCAAATTAAAGTCATTTGGTGACTACTGTCAGTCATTTTTTAATTCTCTAGCTAAATCCATTTCCAATATTCTTTCGCAAATCATGACACAGTGGACAATGAATGCCGTTTTCGGTATGCTGGGCAATACTTCAGGATTTGGCGGGGGCTTTTTTGGACTAGGCGGAAGAGCTACAGGAGGTTATGTCACTGATATACCTAAATACGCTGGTGGAGGTAATACTTTTTTAGTCGGGGAGAATGGTCCGGAATTTGTTACGCTCAATGGTGGTGGAGCGCAGGTAACTTCAACACATACAACGCAAAGACAGCTTAGTGAAAATACAGCTCCGAATGTTACTATCAATGTCATTAATCAGACAGGTACTGAGTCTAAGGCAGAAACCACGGCACCTAAGTGGAACGGCGAATCCTGGGTTATAGGTGTTGTTCTTAATGCTGTAGCAACGAACAAAAATGGAATGAGGAGCTTGATAAAGGGGGTAGCAACTTCATGAGTGATAAGCTGATTTTTCCAGATATTCAACTCCCGATGTATCCATTGGAGGAGACCTATGAAGATACTTCAATAACAAGTAAATTCGAGGATGGCTCTGTGCAGAGCCGTTCCAAATTTACGAGAAGCAGAGGTTCATGGACTTTGAAGTGGAGTTATCTCCCATCCAGGGAGTACAGCATATTATTGGATTTTATAAAGAATAAAGCTAAGTTTTCGGCAAATGAATTTTACTGGAAACCGCAGGGGATTCTCGCAGATACTCGCGATGAGATTCGGGTGAGAATTACTAAATTTGAAAAATGGTCGTTGGCGGTTAAGGACTATTGGTCCGGCAGCATTACCCTCACGGAGGTTTGAGTATGATTTCACTATCTGCTATAGCAAAAGAAGAAAAAAACAAGCTGTCTACAGGAAGTTCTTTCGTGATACTTCTTGATATAAAGCTTGGCGAGGAGACCATTCATATATGCTACAACACTGAATCAGTTATGTGGAATAATGCTGAGTATCTTCCGTTTCCGTTTACCATAAGTGAAGTTTCGGAGGACACCGATGGTTCAGATCCGAATGTAAAGCTTTCGGTGGATAATACCTCACAGGCTCTGCAGTACCTTGTAGAAGAGAATGGCGGCGGTAATAACACAGAGGTGATACTTCGGGTTGTCAATACAGAGGCGCTAGATGTTCTGGAACCTGAATTAGAAGAGTTCTTTGTAGTGACAAAAACAGAAGTGTCTCAAAGCTATATCACATTTTCCCTAGGAACTGAGTATAGTGCTCGCACGCGCAGACCGCTAAACCGCTATATGAAAAATAACTGCCCTTTCAAGTATAAAGGGATTCGTTGTGGAGCAAAGTCTACTCTTCCAGGGTGTGACCACACTTTGCTCTCGTGCCGTGAAAGAAATAACTCGGCAAGGTTCGGAGGTTTTCAGGGAATTGACCAAAAAGGAGTGTATGTACATTGATTGATTATTCAGACCTTATAGGTGTTCCGTTTAAGAATCGAGGTAGGGATAAAAATACCGGGCTTGACTGCTATGGCTTGGTTATAGAAGTTTACAAAAAAATCGGTATTCAGCTTCCGGAGTATTATGCTGACTGGAACAATGCTGAGAAGATTAATGGCATTATTCAGCAGGAAGTTGGTACCAGTCTTTGGAAAAAAGTAAATGGCAGTCATATCCCAATTCCGTGTGTAATGGCTATAAGATTTGGTGTGCCAAAAGGAGTCGTGAACCATACGGGCGTATATGTGGGTAACGGAAAATTTATTCATATTAGGGAAAATGTAGGAGTATGCGTTGACCGCGTAAACAGTCCTGCATGGAAAAAGCAGATTGAGGGATTTTATGAGTACATAGGGTGATTGTATGTCAGCAACATTGATAAAAGTAAAAAATGCTTTCGAACCGTGGAACGGTAGAGAAGTCATAAAGCTAAAAGCTGGTTTGACATTGGCGGAGGTTAAGAATATCTATGCAGATCTGCCTTGTGAAATAGTTGTTCAGCTGAACGGTCTAAGTGCAGACGATGATACTGAAATTCAGGATTTGGACTTTATAACCATCCACCCTGTAGTAGGCAAGGGAGGCGGAAAAAACATTCTTGCAATGGTTGCAATGGTGGCGCTCACCGTTGCTGCTGGAGCCGTAGGAGGTGCCTTTGCAAATTCAGCAGGTATATGGACTACTACATCATACATAGCAGCCTCAGCTACTATGTTCCTTGGCAGTATGCTCATAAATAGATTTTTAGCTCCTAGGGCAGATGTAGGAAACTTCAACCAGGACTACAATACGGACCCCACATATTCCTGGAGTGGTGTTACGACTATGGAGGGACAGAATAACTCCATAGCACTTACTTATGGTAAGGTTAAATCAGCAGGTCAGACCATAGGTAAGTATGTCGATATTGCTGACAATAAGGAGTATCTGAATTGGCTTCTTGCCTGTGGTGAGGGGCCTCTAAGTATTTCAGATATAAAGCTGAATGATAACAGCATAGATTATTATGACGGGCTGACTGTGGAAACCCGAGAGGGTCTGAACGACCAACAGCCCATATCTAATTTCAATGATACCTTTTTTACCAAGCAGCTAGGTTATGAGCTTACATCTGATGAAAGAATTGATACCTGTCAGGGCAACGCCACCGAGGGAATAAAGATAAAAATCACATTCTCCAACGGCTTGTACTATGCAGATGACTCAGGCGGGCTTAGCACAGCGTGGGTAAATTTTAAAGCATGGTACAGAAAAGATGATGGTGTGTGGGTAAGCTGGCTTGACGAGCATGTATCCGGAGCACAGTCCTCTGCCTTGCGTAAAGAGTATCGTCTTGACCATCAGGAGGCTGGCAGTTATCAAGTGAAGCTGCAGGTCACAGGACGCTCTCACAGCGTTACGAGTTCCCGTGCTTCTGTCAGGGTATGGTGGTCAGAGCTGACAAGCATAGTCTATGATGATTTCTGCTACCCTAACATTGCTCTTATCGGTTTAAAGGCATTAGCTACTGACCAGCTAAGCGGTGCGCCTAGCATATCGTTTATCAAGGAAAGAAAAACTGTATGGGTGTGGAATCCATACGATGGAAGATATGAAGAAAAGCCCGCCAACAATCCTGCATGGGCCTCCTATGACTGTATCCATCAATGCTGTAAAATCACAAATATTCGCAATAAAACTGATGAATATGAAGTTAGAGGCGTACCAGCAAAGTACATGCTTTATGATAGATTTTCAGAATGGGCTGATTTTTGTACAGAGAAGAAGCTGGAAATTAACATAGAGCTTACTACGCTGGGTGAAATGCTGGATGTCGTAAATAAAAATATCGCAAATGTCGGCAGAGGCCTGGTGCTAAGATTTGGCACTAGATACGGTTGTACATGGGACTGCGCCAAACCACCTGTGCAGATGTTTGGCATGGGAAATATCATATCCGGTAGTTTTAAAGAAGAATTTATGCAGACAAGTGATAGGGCAAACAGCATTGAGATTACCTACATGGACCGTGATTCTGATTATGCCAGAGAAACCATTACTGTGTATGCAGATGATTATGATAGTCAACCTGTGGAGAGAATGGCGCAGGCTACCTATAATGGCATAACCTCCTATGAGCAGGCCTATAGAGAGGGAATGTACCAGCTGTACAGCAACAAATATCTTCTCCGAACTGTCAGCTTTGAGGCGGGTATAGACTCCATAGCGTGTAGCATAGGTGATGTCATATTGGTTGCGCACGATGTACCTAAATGGGCGAGGTCTGGGCGAATTTATAAAGTAGAGGGACAGGAGATGCTGCTTCCTGTTGAGCTATCTGAGACACTGAGTAAGTACAGAATCAGGTACCGTACCGTCAACGATAATATGTATTCCAGCAATGTACGCATTATTAGCAACGGTAACGGCTGGTGCAGGGTGTTAGTTGAAACCTCTTACAACGATGAAGATCTGCCACAGGCTGATGATATATTTGATTTAGCCGTCGCCAGCATTGGCAGCAAGCCTTTTGTTGTTAAGTCAATATCTCGCGCACAGGATTTTACTAGGAGAATTGAGTGCATTGAATACAATGAGAATATCTATAATGAAAAGTATGACATACCACCCATACAGTACAGCGTGGACGAAAACAAATTACTTGATGTGAAAAGTCTTCAGGCCGATATTCTGAAATACACCACAGCAACCTTGAATATCATATTTAGATTAGGGGTGAGCTGGGAAAGAGCCTCAAACGGCTCATTCCATGTGTATAGCTCAGCTGATGGTGTAAATTGGAAACTGTTAGCCTCCGACCTTGATACAACCTACTTCAATACTGATATTACGACCGCTCCTAAGTATATCAAGGTGCGTACATCGAATGGTGCGGTACTTACAAAGGGAGCAATCACGGAAACAAGGGAACTCGATTTAGCGTTACCACCAAAGCAAGTTACGGGGTTCACTTACAAATTAGTTACCGGTGGAATACAGTTTTCCTGGGACGCTAACACCGAAATTGACCTTAAAGGGTACAAGCTCTATCTAGGAGAGGGTGATTGCAATATTAATGATTGCACGCTTATCATGGACGGCGTTAATACAACCAGCACTTTTATCCCTTTGGAAGTGGCTACAAAGTATACTGCCTACATTGTTGCAGTGGATATCATGGGTATAACTTCGGATGAGGCGAGTATGTTGACGGTAGGGGTACCCGACATCGCAGCAGTCACAAACTTTTATGCAGTAAAAAATGGAGACACAATACAATTCTTTTGGGATGAAATGAAAGGGTTGAGCTTCGAATTACGCTGGGGGGCAACATGGGAAACGGGAAAGATAATTGCCAAATTGAAAGCCAATGTGTATACAGTCTTTTTTCCTCAATTGGGAACACAGCAGTTCAGCATAAAAGCTTATAATTCCTATGGGTTGTACAGCAAAAATGCGTCTTTCATAAATATTAATCTTACTCCAGCGACTACCAGGAATGTGATTGCTGAATTTGACGAGGAGGCAACTGGCTGGAAAGGAGTTAAAAATTTCTTTTCTGTATCCGGTGATGACCTTGTTATGGTTGACGGTGTTCGTGTTGCAGAGTATTTTACGAGTCTACATCTTGCTAAAGAAGTGGATGCTCGTAATTGGATTGAGTATTATGCTGGCTACATTGAAAAAGATTTAGCATGGCAGGATATAGAAGATAGGTGGGGGGACTATGACATAGCATGGCTGCCTGTCGCAGATGATGAACTCGTTAATGTGGAAAATTTCATAACGAGAAAGATAGCAAAAAACTATCTATATGACTTTAATCTTGATGGTAACACCGAGGGTGCTTCAACAGCTAAAGGTGTTACCTATGAAAATAGCAGATTTTCTAAAGGTGCTGTGATACAGCCTACCACCTCTATAAAGTACTCGGTAAATATACCAAGGTGCTACCATCTATCCTTCAATATTCGAGTAATAGACAGCTTTGCAAATCATGTTGTGTTTATGACATTATCGGGAGACTTTGGGTGGCTGAGAGCCGAGTATGTCAACGACGAGTTTGGTCTTGTCGACAACTACGGTAATCGCATATCGGTATTCAACTACTGCCGGGAGGGTGATATTTTGGGTATTTACATTCAGCAAACTCAGAGTTCAAGAATTTTCAAAGTCACTAATGTGGCCAAAAATAGAGAGTCCGTAACGGAAGCTGCTCTTGCCCCACTAGGAGAATTTACAGAAATGAGGCTGGAACCATGAATGAATCTACAAATTTGCAGGAAACCTGTAATATTATCATCGTAAAAAAGAATGGCAATGTAATCGTAAAGAAAACCAAGGAGGAACATTCTAATGAAAATTGACGGAGTAATGACTATTGATGTAAGTCGCCATGACGGAACCACCGAAAAAATCATCAAACATAATATGATTGTTGATAGCGGCTTTGACCTTATCTGTGCAGCAATTGGTGGTGCTGCCCAGCCTAAACCTGTCAGCAAGATACAGGTCGGCAGCGGAACATCTGACACAACCGCAGATATGACAGCTCTTGAAGCAAAGATTGCTGAAGGTGAAGCCGTCTATAGCCACACTACAGGCACTAAGGTGTTTTCCCTATCCTCACATTTTGCTGCAGGGGAAGCTACAGGCGCGATTACTGAGGCCGGTGTGTTTAATGCTGACGGAGTAATGCTTGACCGTGTTACTTTCAAAGTAGCGAATATTGATGAAGACGATGAGATTACTGTGAACTTTCAGTTCACATTGTCCTGATGGTTACGGTAGAAAAACAGCCCCTTGCATCGAAGTGGAGTAAGCTCAACTCTGCAAAATGGAGTGAGGCTGTTGGTACCTGGAGGATAAACGGATATTCAAGTTTTTGGGCGATAGATGTATCTGATGTAATTACGCTCAATGAGTCACATCATAAAGCAGTAACTGCAAATGAGAATATTCCGATTCATGTTGGAAGCTCCTATGCGGATAACATTAAGTATCACATAAGGATTCTTGAAAGATTCAGCATTACACCAAAATTGTCAAAGCAACGCTATGAAAAGTTTGCTGAGTCTGTCCTTATAGCAGATAGCAGCAACACTTCTGTAGCATTGAAAATAAATACTTTGCTAAGGATGCTGGAAGCGGTGTCGGACACACGCACTATGTCCCGAAACATTAGAGAACAAGTAGTATTTAGTGATTCCGTTTCCAAGCTTCTGGAAAGTTACAGCAGGTCTCTGGTATCAGTACATGACGAGATTCTTGAAAACAGCAGGGCCGTTATTAGTGACATAATCATTTCTGATAATGAAATTGATGTGGACATACCCGCAGGGTACGAACCTTGGCAGCCATTTGTCAGTGGTGACTACACTTATAAAGACGCTTTGCTGAAATGCAGGGTATCCGCTATGAATACTGAGGGAAGAACACTACTATCAAGCTATAAAGTGTTTGTCGACCTGCCTGATATTCAAGACCATGCGGTGACAAAGGTGGGAGCTGAAAAAACTTGGATTCCATTTGAGCTTGAATTTTATCAAGTTCCTGAAGTTACAATCACCATGACCGGTTCTACGGGCAAGGTGATTATCCCCAATATCCTAGAGGTAACTCTGAAAGGATTCTATGTGGAATTGAGAGATACCAGCAATGTGCTATGTGCAGGAACTATATCCTGGCAGGCATTAGGTTGTTAAGGAGGTAGATAACAGTGCAGAAATATACTGAAATAGATGAAAATAAAACATTGAGAGAGTCGAGGGAACTCCTGCTCAACAATGATAAAACAGCAATCAGCTGTAATAGTGGCCCAGCGTTTCCAACCATAAAATTGCAGGTAGGAATGTTGTGCTTCCGAACCGACGAGCAAAAGCTGTATCAGCTCAATGCTGATGGCGCAACATGGGTAGAGTTGTTTGACTTGTCCAGTAATGCAGGTTTAGTTAGCAGGGCTACTATTGCGGATAACGCTCTAGAGGCTAATGGACACACAGTTAATTCTGATGTACCAGTAAACGCAAAATTCACCGATACCACATATGGAACAGTTACAGATAGCACATCAGGTCTGATGACCGCTGCACAGAAAAAGAAATTAGATGAATTGTCTAATTACTCTTTGCCGGTAGCTAGTGCCACCACGCTAGGCGGTGTAAAAATAGGCGACGGATTAACAATCACCGATGGTGTATTAAGCTCTGGTGTTACTGGAGGAAATGCGACTCACGGAGAGCAGCTATTTACTGCTAATGGTACCTTTGTGGTGCCGGAGGGAGTATCTATCCTCGTTGTAACTGCTGTAGGCGGAGGAGGAGGAGGCGGCGGTGGTGGTGGTGGCAACTACCGCGTCGGTGGTGGTAAAGGCGGTGACGGTGGCCGAGCTTCCGTTATACAAGATGTGCCCGTATTTGTTGTTTCAGGCCAACAATGTTCTGTTGTGGTAGGTATAGGTGGTAAAGGCGGTGGCAATACTGGTGTTGGTGGCGCTGGCGGTGCTGGTTATCGAGCTGGTGATATAGGAGGTAACGCTGTTGTAACTAAAGGAGAAAGTGTAGGGGGCACCGGAGGTAACGGTGGAGATGCAAACAATACATGTGGTCTTAGAGGTACTGGAGGACCATCCGGATATTCTGGTTATGTTGGAGGTGGTGGAGGCGGTGGAGGTGCCTCGGCATTTTTAGGAAGTGTAATTGCTTCTGGTGGTGGTGGCGGTGGTGGTGGCGGTTTCGAAAGTGCTACAAGTCCGGGTAACGCTGGGGGCAATGCACTGAATACAGATTACAGTTACTTTATACCGCATACATATGGTGCCGGAGGTGCTGGTGGTGCAGGACACCCTACAAGTGGTAGCCGCGGACCTGGCAGTGATGGTGGTGCAGGTGCGGATGGTTGTATTCACATAAAATGGTAGGTGGTAGTAATGAATATAGCAATATGTGATGAAAAGAGGATTATAAAGAATGTCATTGTTCTTGACCAGGTACCTGATCCTGTAGATGATGGCTTTTTTGCAGAGTGTCCTGCGTGGTGCTGGATTGGTGATTCAATAGACAAACCAAAGCCTGATGACTGGGTAGACACATCGGAGCCAGAGGTGACAGAGCCAACAATAGAACAGCGTGTATCTGATTTGGAAGATGCTGTTCAGGCAATAATGTTTAGCGAGCAGTCTGTATAAAACTACAGTCTGCCTTTTTAATATCTATATTTTATGGAGGTTGATTTTTATGGCAAACTTTTTAGCAACACGGCTCATTCAGGGTAAGCTGGCATGGAGCACTCTGGAAAACTCTGCTACCTATGCAAAGTATTGTGACTCCGTGCTTACGGTGCTGGAAACTAGAGGCTATGTAATTGACTCTGACGGCAATTGTGTGAGAAGCGATAGCACAATCGTAGAGTAAAGAGCAAGTACTATGGGGGAAAGCTCGGGGAGGAAAGCTGCAGCAATCCTCCTCTTTAAAATTTTCGTTAGAAGGTGATGATATGGGCATTGAGTTAGGCCCTGCACTACAGTGGGTATCCCTGTTTCTTGCTATTTGCGGGATGTTTAACTATGTAGTTGTTAAACCTTTAAGGCTTGCTATTGATGATTTAAGAGGCATGATAGCCGAGATAAGGGCAGATGCGGAGCAAGGCAGAATCGAAAGGCACATGATGGAAGTCAAGCTGGCGAAGGTAGAGGACTCTGCCAAATCTGCGCACCATCGGATTGACTCTTTAGAGCAAAGGAAGTGATGTATGCGATGAAATTACAGACCGATTTAATAGTAGGGGCGGGGCTGGTAATGGCCCTGCTGGCTTCTATCTTTATGGGGGGTAGTGTAGAGCTACAAACTACAATAGGGAGTGGCCTGATTGGCTATCTTGGTAGAGTAGTTCAGGAACATAGAAGTTAATATGTTTATGGCCAATCTGAATAATTATATGTGAATACTGCGGTACCATCTAAACATATTCAGGCTAGCCAAGAATAAATAAAGGAGTGATTTTATGAAAGTGTTTATCAATCCAGGCCATGCGCCAAACGGGGTGCCAGACCCGGGGGCTGTTAATCGGTACAGTGGGCTGAAAGAGGCTGTTGTAGTTAAGTGCGTAGGTGATTTGGTAGCAAAGTATCTTACGGAAGCTGGTGTTGATGCGACAGTTTGTCAAGATGATTCTCTGGCAACTATAGTAAACACTTCTAACAGCATGGGGGCGGATGTGTTTGTGTCTATCCATTGCAACAGCGCTGCTAATTCGGCGGCAGAGGGTACAGAGACATTCTACTTCTACAGCTCTGAGCAAGGCAAGAAGCTGGCTAACTGCATTCAGTCCCAGCTGATAGATGCAATGGACACTGTAGACCGAGGCATTAAAGGAGCAAGGCCTGGTACTAACGGGCTGTATGTGCTGACCAATACGGATGCCGTGGCAGTGCTGGTGGAGTTGGCCTTTATCAGCAATCAGGATGACTCAGTTTTGCTTACTGAAAATCAAGATGATTTCGCTAGAGCAATTGCAAGGGGCATTACGGATTTTCAGCTTTTGATGTAATATTGTAAGGAGGAATTTTATTATGAGTGCATGGACCGAATTTAGAGATGATGTCGTGGAGTCTTTGAAGTTCGACAAAGTAACAGAGCAGATGAAGCAGAACTTTACTAAGTGGCTGATTGAAACCTGTTTGCCATTGGCCGAGACTGCTGCAGCTAACTTCATTTCTCAGATTAAGGAGCAGGCCCGAACAGAAACAGGTTGGTGCAAGGTACGGGACTTGATTGTCCTGCCACTTATCATTAACGGCGGGTTGTGGATTATCAAACAGGGACTGGCTGCTACCGCAAAAGCATAACATCGGAAAGACTGCTAGCGTAAAAGCTGGCAGTCTTTTTTGTAGCTTAAATTTTTCTAAAAAGTATTTGACTTTGTGCTCACATGGTAGTACAATATAATTACAGATAAGATATAGATACTACTAACAGGGGGTAATAAAGATGAAAAAGTTTAACAGCTGGGAAGAAGTTTTTGAGAGTTTTACTAACGAAGAGAAAGCTGAGATTCGTTCACAGGTGGCTGATGTTTGTGGACAGGAGAGTGTTAGCGACGAAAAGATTTGGACTGATGTGGAGAATTATTTTAATGAGTATGTTGATGGTACCACGAATTGCTACGGCAATGAAGTACCTGACACTGTGGATGGACAGCCAGCTTACACTAAAGAAAACTTTTTATGGGCTTTAAGCTGACGAGGTGCAGCATATGATAGAAGAAAAAAAGAAGGACGCTCGATTGAATATCAGGATAGATGTTGCATTGAGAAATGAATTTCAGAGACTTTGTGACGACAGGTCAATAAATGGCAGCGACTTAATACGAAAGTTCGTCGAGAAGTGGGTTTCTGAAAACAGAAAATAATAAAAAAGAGTAGAAGTAACAATTACTTCTACTCTTTTTTATAACTCATTTTTAAGGAGAACCTATGAGAGCAGACGCATATTTAAATAATCAGAACTTTAACAATTTCCTATTAACTCCTATGGAAATGCAATTCACGGATAGAGGCAACCCTGTAGTAAAGGCCATAAGTGCTTTTGAACTTCCTGAGAAAATGGAGTGGATTCCCTTTAACTATGTGCCGGGAGGCAGAAATACAGACCGATGGGTGCAGTTTTATATCCAGGATTACTTATTTGACAGAGTGTGGAATCACCCCGATAAGTATGTAGAAATGCTGAAAAATCATCCGGGTGTGGTAGGCCCTGATTTTTCGATGTTTAGGGATACTCCATATCCCATTCAAATGTGGAGCCACTATAAGAGGCAATGGCTTGAAGCGTATTGGCAGATAAAGGGAATCAAAGTGATACCTAATATTATGTGGTCTGACAAAGAGAGCTACAAATGGTGTTTCGATGGAGTGCCTGCTCATTCCGTTATCAGCATATCCGCTAACGGCTGTCTTCGGGATAGATACGCCCGAAGTCTTTTCTATAAGGGGTACCTTAAAGCCCAGGAAATCCTACAGCCAAAGCTGATACTGGTACACAGTGTGAAAAGCTTTCAAAAGGATATAGAAGCGGAGACAAACTTTCCAGTAAGATTTATTCACTATGAATTTAGAAAGAGGGGATAGCGTGAGAGAGATTGAAAAGCTTAATGCTATAGCAACAATGACGATTAGAGCGTATCAGAAAAAGAATCGCAGGTTGAAGATAGCCTTGTACGGCTTGCTGCTTCTTTATATACTAACAGCCCTGATGGTTCTCTCCTATTTGCACGGTAGCACGAATAGAGAGGAAACCGCTTTTGCAGTAGCGTCTCCGCTGTGCATATTAGTATGCCGAGCTGCTGCAAAGCACGAGAAGACTGGTATTGCATAGCTTACGCAGAATAACAAGAAAAGCACTGCAGGACTCTACATTGACGGACTTTCGCGCTTTAGTAAAAGAAGCAAAAATCAGCGACGAAATAGCGGAGATTTTGGAGCTGAGATTTGTACGAGGTTTGTCAATAGTTCAGATTGCAGATAGGCAGCACTGTTCCATAGAAAAAGTGAACAGATCTATAAAAACAGCATATGATAAAATATTTAAGCTATTATGATAAGAGCCCTGCTGTGTTGCAGGGTTTATTTTTTTATAGAAAATGGAGAATGGTTTGTAGTATAATATCTGTAAGAGGTGAGTTTTATGAAAAAAGAAAATATAATGGTTCTACTTTTCACGCTTTTAATGTTTGCGCTATGTAGTATTGCTCATGCATCAGAGACTGCTCCCCAGAAAACCGTAACAGTCTTTTATTGCATGGATGACACTATTCTGCAAGCACAGAATAATAAAGAGGATATAGAAAAAGGAAAACTTGAAATTGAGAAACTTATAGCTAAATCCTTTAAAAAGAGATTTAATGTAGCAAGCGTGCAGCGTATCAGTAAAGTTAATGGTGAATACCCATTGACAGAAGTGGCAAACTTAGCAGGAGAAAACACCGCACTAATAATAGGGCTGAATATAACCGGAATAGGTAGCAAAACGGTCACATACAGCAATATATTTGGTGCTGAAAAAACAGGGGAAACGCCATGCTTGAATATGTCATATGAAGAATTTATGTATGATAGTGCAATTCATGATACCCTGATTCCCGTAGCGGAAGCGGAGCCGGAGTATTGGGCAGGTACAATGTACATTGGCGGCTTTTCGTATGGCTCAATAGCAGTTACGGAAAAGAACGAGCGCACTTTTGTAAAGAATGGTGTCAAGTGGGTAATTGGCACAAGAGGTGAGTTTGCACCGCCGAATAAATATGCAGAGAAAGCAAAATACGATGATTATGTGGCTGGATATTACCTTGATGGGGAGTACCTGAAAAACAAAATGCGATAAATTTGATGACCGTCAAAAATGGCGGTCTATTTTTTTGACATTTTTTAGACACTTCACAGAGGTAAAAATCAGCTAAAATGAAGTTACAAAGAAATTAACGGAGGTGAGATTATGGAGTTTGAGCAGAGATTTAAAGCCAGTGGTACAGGCTATTGCACTGTAGAAGACGGAATTATCTATGAATTCAACCCACTCCTGAATGGAAGTAAGAATCGAGTGGGTGTGACAGATGCAGTCTATAACGAACTAAAAGCAATATCAGATGAATACTATAAAAAGCTGGTAGAGCTTGGCGCAATCACACCTCCCAAGACACAGGAGCAAATACAGCAGGAAACAATGGAATTGATGAGCGGTATGCTGACTGAGATTAGGGCTATGAAACAGGAAATGGAGCTGATGAAAAATGAACGCAACAATGCTGGCTCAGATGTTAGGAATGGACAGTGCAAAGGCACAGAGACTGGAAGAGGCATGGAAAACAGCCCAGCAGGCGGCACAGGGGATAAGTACTCTGTCAGAAGCTCAAAAGGCTGTTAGACAGTTTGGCATAAACAGTGATGTTATTGAAAAGGCCTCCACTCTGCTGAATAATCCATTAGCGGGTGTAGTGGCCAGTCGGTTGGGCGTTAATATCCAGGGAGCACAAAAAGCCTTGCAAATGCTGACAGGAAAGCAGGAGCAGCACTTCACAGGGCTTGATACATTAAGACAAGGGCTAAATCAGCTGAAAGGCTGTTAAGCATAAATCTTATAGAGAGGAGATGATTTTATGGCTGAAGAGATGAATACAATGGGCATGAACTGGGGGATTGTAATCTTCTTCCTGATTCTGTTCTTCATCTTTGCAGGTGGTGGCAACTGGTTCAACCGTGGCAATAGCCAGCCAAATGGTGCAGATCTCATGACCATGCTGCAGAGTGAGGGGGCAATGGGCAGAGTTAAGAACTTTGACCTGCAGAGACAGAACGATGCCAACACGGCGGAGTTGTACAAAGTTATGCGGAACTCCCAGGACGCTACCTTGGCAGCAGTTCAGAACAGCACTAACCAGCTGGCTCAGCAGAGTAGATTACAGTATGACGCTCAGCAGGGCGAGAAGCTGTTTGACCTGAAGCTCAAGGCACTGGCCGACCAGCAGACCTATGAAGCCAAGCTGGCTGCCAAGGATGCTACTATTGAGCGTATGACTTTGGCTCAGCAGATGTCCGCTCAGATGGCAGTCATGGAGAAGCAGATTGCTAATATCACCTGCAACATGCTGACCAAGCCACAGGTAACAGGTGTAGGGGCTGTATGTCCTAACGCCGGCATTATCAACGGCTTAGGCATTGGCTCTGGTATCAATGGCTGCGGTACTGGTATCACAGGAATAGCGTAAAGAGGGCATACCTGCTCCATGAGTCACTCGGCTTGCAGAAGCAGGTCGGGTGGCTTTTCTTATATGAAAGGAAGTGTTTTTATGATTCAGGCGTATAGTCAAAACTTAGCAGTGGTACAAGGAAGTACGGTACCATTTAGTAATACAGCGCTCAAAACGGGATGTGTAGTTACCCAGTCTTTAGATAAGGGTACTTTTTACTTGAATAGACCAGGAATATACATGGTGCAGTTCAATGGTTACGGCAGTAGTACTGCAGCAGGGAGTGTAGGAGCACAGCTTGCCGTTGACGGTCAGAACAGCCCTATGGCATTATCCCAAGCCACTGCCACAGCTGGCAGTGTCGTTCCGATAGAGTTCAGCACTCTCGTAACAGTAGGAGCCGTATGCAGGTGTACTGGCGGTAAAAAGTTAACTGTAAATTATGCTGGCACAGATGGCACGCTGACTCTTGCGAACATTATCATAACTAAATTGAGGTGATATTATGAAAGAGCTAATAGCAGGAATGCTTCTGGGATACCTCTCCTTTTCTCCCAAAGGTAAAGAGTTGGTAGATAGCCTTGTCTGCAAATTGTCTGCAATTGAAAATGACGACAAGAAAAATCAGGAAGATGTAACAGAAAAGAAAAGTACAAAAATATTGGAGCATACTGGGGATTTCATATCTGATAAAAGTCATTAAAAATGCTCCAGTATCAGTGTTGTAAAATAGGTCTATTTATACAAAAACACCAAGAACCTTTTAAGTTAGGCTCTTGGTGTTTTTATTGTCTGCATATTGTCTGCAATTAGTCTTTGTCTGCATTATTTTTATTTAAAACCTCCTGAAAACTATCTCTTGTGTTCTGCTGAATAGTCTCAGAAGCATGAGTATAAATGTCTTGTGTTAGGCCTACATTTTTATGTCCTAATCTGCTTGTGATACCCTTTAATGGTGCACCAGACTCCACTAACATCGTTGCATGAGTATGTCTAAATGAATGGGTATTTAGATTATATTTTTTTAGCTTTCCCGCTACATTGCTGTAAGATACCAATTTACCTTTACTGCTTAGGCAGACAAAGTGTACAGGAATGACATTTTCAGGTAAATATTTCTGTGTCTGTATGTGTATCTGACCTGGAATACCCTCAACGTAATTTATAATACTAAAAGGACTTGTGTATTTTAGCTGCTTGTCATGCCACATTTTCAGCAAATCCACTAAATCCCGGTCTATGTAAATATCTCTGTAGCTGGAAAGTCTTTTCAGTTTTGATGTGAAGTACCTCTGTCCTTTGTATCGTATCACCTGATAAGCTACCTTTATGAGCCCTTTATCTAGGTCAATACATTCCCATGTTAAGCCTAGGATTTCGGCAATTCTCATACCTGTATGATAAGCAATGATGGCAACAAGCCTCTCAGCAGGGTTTAGTTGCTTATCATTGATAATCTTTTTATATGTTTCAGGTGAAATGATTTTTCTCTCAACAATGTTTGTAGCTACATTATTTGGTATTTTAACTAAACTCGCAGGGTTGACGGAGATAAATTCAGCAGGATATACCGCATAATTTAGAGCACTATGCAGTATGGATTTATAGCTTAATATTGAGTTTTTAGCTAACCCATCTTTAATTAATATTCTCAACCATGCATCTATGTGCGCAGGTTTTATGTCCTGTAAGTACATGCCTTGGAATGCTGGTGCTATACGATTCCTATAGCAGCTTACCTGCATATCATAGACATGAGGGGCTACAGCAGATTTGTGTACTTTTTCAAGCCACTGCTCCATATAGTCTGTAAAAAGTATTCTATCTGAGGAGATAGCTATGTTTCCATGCAGGTAAGCATTAAGAGCCTCTATACCTGCATTATAGGCCTTTTCTTCTGTGTCAAAGCCTCCTTTTTCTATGACATTTCTCTTCCCATCAGGCTTTTTCCCAGCTTCAAAAATATAGCTGTAGGATTTGCCTCTTTTTCTAGTTCTAACTTTTTTTATTTTAGACACATATCACACCTCGCAATAGTTGTGGAAAGTTCTCTTCATTTTTAAAATGTTCTCAGCCAGCCAAGCAAAGGCCTCTTCACTTTTGGCATTTTTGAATGTTTTCTCTATAAAAATCCTGCTTGCTTTATTCTCAGGAAGTTCTGCCCATTCATAATTTACTCCTACAGCTTTTTCAATTGCTTTTTTATTTGCAACTAAAGTGTGGTATAAGTTTTTATCATTCCATATTCTAAAATTTACCTGCAGTTTACCGTTCTGTAGCAGGCGGGGGATAATAGAGCACCCTGTTACACCGGAATAAAATTGAGAATCAGCCTGTTTATACGGTGTAATTTTCCTAAACTCACTGCTGAATCCTTTTACATTGTATGCATAATTAATAAATGCTGACCAATAATCATAATAATACTTTTCTTTTGTGCTAAGAGAGCTCCTTGATTCCTTTTCCCACTCATTAGGTTTGCAGATAACATCAAAATTTACAGCAGCTGCAGAGTCGCCAATTTTATACAGCTTGGTTTCACATAAGAAGAATGCAGTGCTATCATCCGTATGAGCATTAAGCCAGTTCACGGCTGCTATGTGTTCATCTCGCGCCTTTTTAGTTACCCAAATAACAATACTTGCCTCTTTACCTGCTAAATATGTAATGATTTGCCCAAGGTGTGTATGGTCTGTAGGCTCTAGTTGATTCTCTATAATAATTGTTCTGTTATTGTCCAGATCCTTGGCTAGAATATCAGCGGAAAAATTACCAACGGAGGATTCTGTCTCTATCACCTCAATATTAAGGTTTGTAGCTTTTGACAGTAACTCAATATTTTTCTTCTTGGCAAGCCAGGGGGTAAAATCCAAAGCTTCATGCTCCCAATACTTTTTTAAATCCGTAATTTCAGTTAGCTGTGTGAGCTTGTCACATTCTTTAGCGGTCATTTTTTTATATGCTCCTTTTAATCAGGGTGGAATCTATGCACAATGACACGAATCCTTTTTCTACCGTAAAATTCTATATTGCTTTTTACCTCAACATGCACACAGATACAAATCAACACTAATGCAAAAGTCTTGAATATAGAGCATACTTCTATGGGTGCTCTTGCTCTAGCAGGGCTGTGTATAGTATCAGAGCAAGACACTATAACAGGACTGCTTACAAAAGTATCCTCTGAGCTGTATTCATCATCAGCTGAGGGGAATGGAAGCAATAGTACAATAAATATGAGTATTAAAAAGGTTCGTGTTTCCTTTTTCAAAGTTAGCTCGCCACCTTACTTATCACAATGGATAACGACTGTGGTTCCGTCCTCCAGGATAATAACTATAATATCCTCCATAGAGAACACCTCCCTGTATAATATTTTCAACGCTTTTTACAGCGGTTGAAGCTATTATAGAGTAAAGCCTGCTGCTTTCAATCCAAGCAAGAGTGCACTTCTAAAATGCTCTTTTTCCTGCTCTGTCATATCAGTAAGGCTTTTTTTGGCTGTCTTACTATTAGACAATACATCTTTTATTCTTCCCCCAGTAAACAGCTTTACTATCTCAGGTCTATCTTTAAATAAATCCTTTACCAACTCTACAATAGGGACAAGGTTATCGGGGAGCTGGGCTTCTCCCGGTTTGTATGCCTGCATATAGGGCGTGTCGGTCAAAAGGTAGTCAGTGGAGACATTATAGAATTTAGCTAAGTCGTCCACGTGTAGTTTTATGCTGCCGCCTAGCTCATACTTTACATAAGTGCTCCGGTCTAAGCCAAGACAATCAGCTACTTGTTGCTGAGAAAGACCTCTATCCATTCTCATTCTCCGTAGTTTATCTTTCGTTTTCACATTATCCACTCTCCCTTATAATAGGTATATCACACTTTTGTATATATAATAATGTAATAACACTTTTGCTATATACTTATTATAATGTGAAAAAATGTCACTTGTAAATATTGTTCTAAAACTTCACAAAAAGACTTTACAAGTTCAGTAAAATCACTTATACTATATAACAAAAGAGATACAACAAAAGTGTTATACACTGAATGTGAAGTTTTAGAACAATAAGCAAAAGAGGAGTGGTATAAAATGACAGAGCCAGAATACAGAATCAAGTCTATGCAGTGGAGCATAGAGGCAAAAGAGGAAGAGGTTGAAGCTGCCAAGAAAGATATTCAGGAATTATTGAATGACATGGGTGGTAACTTCGATTGCGAGGTTGCTCTAAGAATCAGCCGAGAGTCTGCTACACTTCTTAAGGCTGTTGCAGAGCTTAAGAGTTTGCAGACACAAAAGCAGCTGCTGGTGGCAATGTCAACAGAGGAGAAATAAAAATGAAAAAGGTATATTATTTCACAGAAGTAGAAAATCTTAATTCATATCGTCAGGCTGAGAGGATTAAAGCTGATAGCATCACTAGCGCAAAGAGAATTGCCAGCAGGCATCAGGTATTTGAAAATACCTGGTTGAAGCTTGGTCTTAGTACTGACAACAATGGCTTTATCAAGAATCTAATAGCTGTTAAGAATCCACAGGGCAGATGGGAAGAAGTGTAAAGGAGACATAAAGATGAAAAGGTTTGAATATGAAAGTTATACTGAATGGTGTGGCGGTAAATATTCCACATTTACAAAGGTCTTTGACTGGGAAAAGATCAACCCTACATGGAGAGGATGTCACTGGGATAACCCAGCCATCATAAAAGCCGAGGTTGTTGAGGGGGAGATAATGTCTGATGAAATGTCAGCTTTCATCACCTCTATAGGTGCTACAGAAATAGTAGAGGAGGAATAAAAATTATTTAAAAATAAAGTTCTTAAAAATCACATAAAACACTTTACAAGTTCAGTAAAATCACATATACTATATGTAGTAACAAAAAAGATGTTACAAATTAATATCTAGTATCTAGTATGGAGGTTTTTTATTATGAAATATGTAACTTACAGACATGCTTATAAAAATGGTAGACAGCATACCACTCGTAAGGAGTGGGACACTCTGGAAGCAGCAATGAAGTATACTTTGCGGTACACTAGCGAGAACCTAATTGATTTGGACTGCTATGCTGTAACTGAGGGAGGTAACAGTGCTTTCGATATAATGATTTACAGCTATTATGCTTTTACAGCTAGAAATTTCGAGTTTCACTTCAAGGATGCATATAGCTTTTGCAAGGAAATAGAGTTCAAAGTTACTGATGTTGCCAGTTATTACGAAGCAGAGGCAGTTCTGCTGGAGCTGGAAGAAAATACAAATCTTGAAGCCTCTAGAAGTGAAGCTGTAAAAGCAGCACTTGAAGCAAAGGCAGAAGAGCTGGAAATTAAGTATGCTGAACTTCCTGCTGATGTGGAGTTAAGTGACGAGGCTCAGGCACTTTACACTTTGGATTGTAATGAGAATCCAACATCGGACAATGGAGGCAACTGGGGTACAGCTGTTAAATTATCAGAAATTTTGTGTGATGGAGCCGACCCATTTGGTTGGACAGGAAAACCAGCTGACACAGTAGCAGGTGAAATGTTAAGAGCATTGATTTGGCTCAATAAGAGCTTTAGGGAGCAGGGAGAGAAAATAATGTCAGGCTACAGTGGTAGCAATCGTTCTTTCCAGTATCTTGTGGATATGGCTAAAGGATTGGAGAGTCCAACACTTTCAATGACTTTAAAAAATTTGACCTCAGTAGTTGATGGAAACGATGTTGCCTACAGAGTAATTCTTAGATTTGTAACCTCTAAATTGCTATTCTTGCTTAAGGACCGCCCGGAGTTAATGTTTAAAAAGAATCGGGACCTTATCTCTAGGCACAAGCCAAAAGGCAAGGAGTGGGAAGAATATGACGCAGCATAATTTTTTTACCACATATGTGAAGTTTTAGAACTATATAAAAAGAGTTTGTGAAAGCGAGGAACTAAAATGGGCGAGGAAAGAGTTGATACCACCTTTTGGATGGATTTCAGCATAGCAGACCGGTTTGGCAAGGCTGCTGTGAAAGACACTTATAAGACAGCTTTTGAGAGTTGGAAAGACAATTACAAGTACTTGACTGAGCTGGTAATGGTGCTCAACCATAAAATTTGGGAACACCATGAAGCTGGAAACAATTCTTTCGCTGAGTTGTATGACAGCCTGTGGAGGAAAGCTGATTTGTATGCTATGGAGAATCTTAGAGGTGAGGAGTTAAGGTTTTTCTGTACAGTAACAGATTAATTTCTTTACCACATATGTGAAATTTTGGAACACCTAACAATCATTTGTGGACAAAGGGGGTGGTTGCTATGTGGGTGCTAAAGGAGGTGATTTAATGAGTATTAAGACTATCAGAGAAGAAAAAGGCTTTTCCCAAGAAGATATAGCTCGGGCGCTGAATGTGTCCCTGCTTACATACGGCAGATGGGAGCGAGGTAATTCATTACCTCGAGCAGAGTTTATTCTACCCTTAGCTAACCTGCTGGGGTGTAAGCCTGATGAACTGCTTATGTGTATCACAAAGGGGGTGACTACATGAATTACTTATCTACACTAGGGTGGACTGCTGTAGGCCTGCTATCGTGCCTTGTTATACTGCTTCTACTGTAGGGGGCGCATGTTATGGGTATTGATACAGAGCTATTAGATGAATTACTGGTAAAAGCAAGCCAGCTTAAGGAGCTGCTATCAGCTAATCCCGATTTAGTGCCTTTCCTGCAACTGCTAAAGGCTACCGGGAAAGAAACACTGGAGCTACCGGTAAGAAAAGACAGGCTGGTTGGGCCTGTTGAAGTTAGGAAGATACTAAAGATCTCCACTGCTAGGATGGAGCAGTACTGCAAGTCAGGAGTACTGACTGCATACTACACACCACCAAAATCAGACAGGAAGTTTTGGTTATCAGAAGTAATGAGCATACCTACAAGGAGGAAAATGCAATGACCAGGAAAGAGTGGCTAAGCCTGAGCACAAAGGAAAGAGTACAGCTTAGAAGAAAATACAATTCTCTTTGGTATCGTACTCTGAGAGCAGCTGATGAGATAGACAATATACTCACACTGTATTATGGCAAGGCTTGGACACGCTTTAAGGAATTTGTATTTGCAATTCTAGTCGTGCTAGGCTGCTCAATCAATGAAATTAATTTTTAGGAGGAATAACATTATGAACATTATTTTTGACGAAAAGGATTTGGCAAAGTTGAACACCGAGGGCATGGAGAAGCTGGCAGGCATTATCTCCGCTGTGGCTAATGCAGACAGTGTAGCAGAAAAGGTAGCAGAGCATATCGGCTGTACCGAGCCTGTAACTGCTACTCCTGAAGCTATTGAAGAGGATAGGAAGCGTACTGCCAAGAAAAACAGAGCTAAGAAGAATGCTAAGGAGCCTGAACCAGCAGAGGAAGAAACTGACGATGTTGAAATTGGCGGTACCGAGGAAGAATTTGACCGGGCCACTGTGTTGAAGGCTATCCAGTCCCTTTGCAGCACTGATAAGTCTGCTCTTGCTAAGGTAAAGAAAGCTGTTAAGGAGTCCAGCCAGGAGGGCGAGAAGCACAAGCTGTCTGCCTGCACTGATGAGGAGCTGAAAGAACTTTGCGAGGAGATTGGTGTAGATGTCTAAACACGCTTTGTTATCAGCCAGTTCTGCATATAGATGGCTTGCATGTACACCCTCGGCTAAATTGTCTGAGCCTTACCAAAATGGTAGGGCCTCAGATGCTGCGGAGGAGGGTACTGTAGCACATAAACTAGCAGAGCTGAAGCTGCAGGATTTCTTTCGGGCAGCATATGACGAGGGGGAAGTAAAGGACCTAAAGGCAGTTAGGAAGTCCTCTTATTACTCTCAGGCTATGGAAGATTATGTTGACGAATATGTACAAATTATCTTAGAAGCAGTAAGTACAAGCAGAGCAGATTTATACACCGAAGTAAAAGTTGACTTCAATAAATGGGTACCTGATGGCTTCGGTACTGCTGATGCTGTAGTGATTGCAGACAATGTACTTCAGATATTCGATTTGAAGTACGGCAAGGGTATTCCTGTACAGGCAGAGGGTAATCCACAGTTAAGACTTTACGCTCTAGGTGTATACGATACCAAAGGCTGGCTATATGATGACATTAAAGAAGTTACAGTGAACATCATTCAGCCCCGCAATGGTGGTTGGTCAAAGGAAACTATTCCTATAAAAGACCTGCTGGCCTGGGGTGAGTCAATAAAGCCAATAGCTAAAAAGGCATTTAAAGGAGAGGGTGAAACTAAGGCGGGGGAACACTGCCGATTCTGCCCAGTTGCTCCAAGGTGTAGAGCTTTAAAAGAGTACAACACCGTTGACACCGGTAAAACTGCAGACCTGCTTACTGATGAAGAACTAGCAGAGGTACTAGGAAAGGCTGACAGTGTAATAAAGTATGCAAATCTTATAAAAGACTATTGTCTTAATGAGGCTTTGCAGGGCAGGCATTTTGCAGGCTGGAAGCTGGTAGAAGGCCGGGCCAATCGCAAATACCGCGATGAGGCCGAAATTGCCAATGTTTTACAGGAAGCAGGTTTTGAAAACACTGACGTGTTCCAGCCTGCCAAGCTGTTAAGTATTACTACTATGCAGAGCTTTTTAGGCAAGAAGAAATTTGAAAAGCTGTTAGGTGATTACATCATAAAGCCTCAAGGAAAACCGGTTATGGTACCTGAAAGCGACCCCAGGCCTGTATTCAGCAGTGCTGAAAATGATTTTGAAGCGTTAGATTAGGAGGAATGTAAAAGTGAAGAAATATGATTCTGCAACAAAAGTATTAATTAGATGTAGGCTTTCTTATGCTCATGTGTGGGAGCCAAAGCCTGAAACAGCGGAATTTGATGCAGGCAAGTACACTGCGGTACTGCTTATACCTAAGAGCGACACTACTACTATTAAGAAGATTAAAGCAGCTATTGAGGCAGCTAAGGTTGCTGGTAAAGATAAGTTAGCCGGTGTAAAAGCCAAAGCTATCAAATATCCGCTGAAGGATGCTGAGGAGGAGGAAATGGAAGGTGCCGAGTTTGAGGACTGCATGTTCCTTAATGTAAAAAGTACTACGGCTCCTCAGATTGTTAATAAAAAAGTTGAGGATATTATTGATAAGTCTGAGGTTTATAGCGGTTGCTACTGCAATGTTACTGTAAACTTCTTTGCTTACAATCAGAAAGGCGGTACGGGCATCGGAGCAGGTCTTGGTAATATCCAGAAAGTAAAGGATGGAGAGAAGCTGTCCGGTGGAGCTACTGCTCAGCAGGATTTTGAGGCCATTGACGATGACGATGACGACGACGAGGACGATGATATTTTCTAATGTTTCGAGGGGTGTAAGTTATGCAGATAGCAAAAGTTGGATTGTATGATGCTCCTACTAAACTTTATGACTACTACTCGGACTTGGATACAGAGGTTGGGGACTATGTGTTGGTCCCCACACCTTACGGCCCTAAAGTTGCTGTAGTGAAAAAAGTGGTCAGTACATCTGATAAAGCGCGCAAGCTGGTAATTCAGAAAATAGATGTTAAGGGCTATGTTAAGAGGAAAAAGCTGTTTAAAGAGGGTAAATTATGAGAACCTTAGCAATTGACCTTGAAACATATTCGGATTTCGACATTAAGTCCTGTGGCCTTTATAAGTATGCAGAAAACAGTGAAATACTGTTATTTGCCTATGCTTGGGACGATGAACCAGTAGAGATTGTGGATCTTGCCAGAGGAGAGAAAGTACCTGAGGATGTATTAGTGGCATTAACTGGTGATGATGTTCTAAAGACTGCTTTCAATGCAGCGTTTGAGAGGGCAGTACTTAGAAAACATTATGACTTTATGATGCTTCCTAGGCAATGGCAATGTACTATGGTGCTGGGGTACACGCTGGGACTTCCTGGCAGTCTTGACAAAGTAGGTAAGGTTCTGCATATGGCGGAAGATAAGCAGAAATTAGCTACAGGCAAGAGGCTGATTCAGTATTTCTGTAAACCTTGCAGAGCTACAAAAGCCAACGGAGGCAGGACAAGGAATTTACCTGAACATGCTCTTGATAAATGGGCGCTTTTTAAAGAGTATTGTGTGCGAGATGTTGAAGCTGAAAGAGCTATAAGGCATAAGCTGATGGCATTCCCACCGCTGCCACAGGAGCAGGAGCTGTGGGCACTTGACCAGCGTATCAACGACTATGGTGTACAAATTGACATGACTTTTGTTAACTCCTGTTTGTACCTTGACTCGGAGTTGCGGAAAGAGTGGATGGCAGAGCTGGTAAAAATTACCAAGCTGGACAATCCTAATAGCCGTGATCAGATATTGAAGTGGCTGAAAGAGCAAGGACACGATGTTGATAAGTTTGACAAGGCTGCAAGAGCTGAAATGCTCCAAGATGCTGACCTGGAACCAGCAATTCGAAGAGTAATTGAACTCAAAGAGCTGCTAGGCAAGACCAGTATCAAGAAATACGAAGCTATGAAGAAATCAAGCTGCTATGGTGACAGGTGCCACGGTATGCTCCAGTTTTACGGGGCTAGCAGGACTGGTAGATGGGCTGGTAGAGTAGTACAGTTACAGAACCTACCACAGAACCACATAGATAACCTTGACGAAGTGAGAAGCATTGTAAGAGCTGGTGACTACGAGACTGTACAAATGCTATTCGACAGTCCGTCTAGCATTCTTTCTCAGCTCATTAGAACGGCTTTTATAGCAGGTAAGGGTAAAAGGTTCATAGTAGCAGACTTCTCAGCTATAGAAGCTCGTGTGATAGCTTGGATAGCAGGGGAGCAGTGGAGAATGGACACATTTGCTAAGGGTGGTGACATATATTGTGCCTCAGCTAGTCAGATGTTCCATGTACCAGTTGAGAAGCATGGTATCAACGGACACTTAAGGCAGAAAGGCAAGGTTGCCGAGCTGGCCTGTGGTTATGGCGGAGGTGTGAACGCCTTGAAAGCCTTTGGGGCTGACAAGATGGGCATGACACAAGAGGAGATGGAGCAGACTATAAAACATTGGCGGAAAGCAAGCCCTAACATTGTAAAGATGTGGAGTGATGTAGAAACCTGTGCTAAAAAAGCTATCAGGATAAAAAATACCACAGTGAAGTACACGAAGGGCATTGAGTTCGCCTGTAAAAGAGGATTTTTGTTCATAAAGCTGCCTAGTGGCAGAAGGATAGCTTATCCAAAACCTGCAATCAAAGTTGAGTACATGGAGAGCAGGCAGAAAGAATCCATTGTGTACCATGAAGCAGTTAATGGCATGTGGGTGGAAAACTTCACATGGGGTGGAAAGCTGGTGGAGAATATCGTCCAGGCCACTGCCCGGGACTGCCTCGCTCATTCCATGCTGGCTACTGCCAAGGCAGGGTATCAGATAGTTATGCACATACATGACGAAATGGTTATAGAAGCTCCCGACGGTGTCGGTAGCTTAAAAGAGGTATGTGACATCATGGGACAGCCTATCCCGTGGGCTAAAGGGCTGCTACTAACAGCAGATGGATATGAAACACCATATTATAAAAAGGACTGATTGAGAAATGATTAATTTAGCAAAAGCAATTCAGTATGCAGAGAAGTTTGCATCCAAAGATAAGGCAAGACCGTTATTCACCTACATACTTGTTAAGGATGGCGGGGTTATTAGCTGCGATACGCATTTCATGATTAAATGTGAGGTCGGAGGGAAGCAGGAGCCTCAGCTGATTAATCCTAGAGGTACAGAACTTTTAGCAGAGCCTGAGAAGTACCCTGATGTAAACAAGTTTTTCCAGATAAAAGGTTTCAAGACCAACATCACTTTTGACAGTGATACAGGTCTGAAAGAGAGCTTTAAGAAGCTGGCAGTAATATTTGACACCTGCAAAAAGCTGACTACTAAAAAAGAACTCCATAAGGTTTATATGAAAATCAAAGGCAATAAGCTGTTGATTTTCTCCGGTGAGGGGGAGCTTATATTCTTTGAATATTCAGTGTCAGAATTTGTGGGAGAGCCTATCTGCTGTGCTTTCAATGCTGATTATCTTTTAAGGGTATGCAAAGTCATTGCAGATGTTAATCCAAGTACCGTTGATATGTATTTCTTTAAAGGTGGCACCGTGCTGATAAAGATGGGCAGTGTGCAGATTTACGGCTGCGGGATAAATCTTGGAAAGGCTGAGTGGCTGGTGCAAAAAGCTGAAAAGTATTGCGAGGTGGAATAATGGTACAGCTATCGGAAGATTGGAGAGTGTCTGCGGACGAAGTGCAGTTCACTTTACAGAAAAGAGCGGTTAAGAATCTGCCCGATGGTGGTGTAGAAGATGTGTGGGTGAACAAATTCTACTATCCTACACTTCAAATGGCACTGCTGGCCTATATGACTAAGAGGTTGAGACAGAAGGTAAAGAATTACCAGCCTGAAGAGCTTAGAGATGTAGTAGACCATATGGACAGAGTTTATGAGAAATTAGCTAAGCTGGCTGGTGAGTGGAAAATAGCTACAAACGACAAGAATCCAGCAGACGAGAACGAAACTGATGATTTAGATTTTTTGAATTGAGGAAGAGGGTATATCAGATGGATGCAATTAGATTATCTAACATGTTTAAACAGCAGAATGAGACACTGAAAGAAGCAGCTGAGGCTTTTGAGCGGGTAGGAAATGAGGTACTGACTGAGGAAGAATATCAGAAACTTGATGCGTATATTAATCTCTGTACTGTTGCCTGGGGTGCCATGGCTAAATGCATCGACCATTTAGCAGCCAAGGACAAAGAGGCTAAGGGAGAGAAAAAAGAAAAAGCGACAGCTAAAAAAGCTGACAAGAAGCCCACTAAAAAGGTTGATAAGCCTGTAGAGGAGGACGATGATATGAGTTTCCTTGACTGAGGTACTGGATTATGAATTTGGATTCGGTAAGCAGAGGCTTGAAAGGACATTGCAGAGGTTCAATGCCAAGGTAGATGCACTAGAGTACGGACCAAATAAGGCAGACAGCATTACATACGAAACGCTGAAGGAGGATTTGAAGAATGAAACAGGATTCACCTTTACAGTTCAGCAGGAAAATAAGTCCGTGCAAGGACTGCCAAAATAGGAAAGTAGGCTGTCATGCAAGGTGTGAAGAATACCTTGCATGGCGTGCGAGCCTCGACAGTGTGATTGCTAAAAAAGACCGTCAGGCGGAGGTCGGTACCTGGACAGCCTCAAGAATTAAGGTAACTAATATATGGTTTAAGAGTAGAGGAGACTGGTGGAAAAAATGAACGAATATGCAAAGTATGTACGCGAGGAATTAACATCACGAGATATGCTGGAGCAAGTGGCAGAAGAAGCCTCTGAGTTGAGTCAAGCGGCACTGAAGCTCATAAGGGCTCTTGGAATGTCAGGGAATCCTACCCCGGTCACTGCTGGACAGGCTTTAAGAGCTTTCAGTGAGGAAGCCCAGGACTTGCTTTGCGTACTGCGTCTAGGGTTCACTGACAGTGCGTGGGAACACATAACAAACATTGACGATTATCCTAAGTACAGACGCTGGGCCCGCAGAATAGAAGATATGAAAAAGTTAAAAAGGGAAAGAGGTGCAAAGTAATGAGTAATTATGTAAATCGACTAAATGATGAGGCCTTTGAAACGCTCTTTAGGTTATTCGCTATCGCTGATATAGAAAATACCAAGGTGGATATAGAAAATATCAAGAGAGTAGAAATAATCAGAAAGGAAGGGAAAGTTAGTTTAAAGGGCCGAATCAATTATAGACGGTCTGTGTGGGGCTTTGTATACGAAGTGAACAAAAACATCACTTATATACTGACAGACTTCTTGGCACGCGGCACTAAACATAATATAGCCTATAATGACGCATATAATGACGCGATTTCCGGCGCCTATATGGTATTTATGGAAACGATATTTGGTAAAGGATATACTGAGGATTTTCTGCGGGGTGAAAAATAATGGCTAATCATATGGAAGAGGTAGCGAAGCTACTAGGAATGGAACTCGGAGAAGTCTTTCAGATTGCTTATGAAGAAGGTATTAGTCCTTTCTATTATCGGCTTACCAAGGAGACAGGCATTGAGTGTTCAGAAGACAATGTCAACTGGGAAGTATCAGCAGCAGTGTCATTAAGAGACCTCTTGATTGGCGATACTCGGGCTATTAAAATGCCGCAGATTGATAAAATCTTTGATGTAAACAGGTTAAAGAAAATTGTAGCACTAATTGAAAAAGCAAATGCTTTATCGGAGTAATACTTGTGAATAGCAGACAAATAAGTTGTTAGCAGTGGCACAGGAGGCAAGAAACAATGGATAACAAAATGATGGAAGTAGCTAAGTTGCTTGGTGTAGAGTTAGAAGAGGAGTTTAAGATAAAGGGATCTCCTACAACCAGCATTTTTAAGATTTCTGAAAAAGGGTTGGTTCTGTACCACAGAATAGAAGACTGGTGGGAAGCAATGCCAAATACGCTAACACATCTTTTGACTGGTGGGCGTAAGATTGTTAAGTTGTCATGGACACCTACTACTAATGATGTATATTACTATCCATGTCCAAGTTCCAGAGAAAAGGGGTTAATAGGCTGTACATGGAGGGGCAGCGAAACGGACCTCTATAGATTTAATCGTGGTCTTGTTTTCAGGACACCTAATGAAGCAGACGAAGCTACAAAGAAGATGCTGGCAGCATTGCAGGAGGCGAGTGATAATGAGTAATAAAATGCCAAAGATAGCCGATTTGTTCGGTGTTAAGCTTGGTGAAGTTTTCTTTATTAAAGAATATCCATCATATTCAAGAATGTATCTCAAATTTACGGAAAACGGTCTAGAGCAGTCGCTTGATAAAGATTCCTGGACCAAGGCTGCCAGCTGGGTATGGGAACAGCTCATAACAGGTGCTCTCAAAATTAATAAGTTACCTTGGAAACCAAAGATGAATGAAGAGTTCTATGTTCCGTGCATACATTATACCGACTCAAGTATGGCTACTAAGCTCCGTTGGCGCGATGATAATGCAGATAATAAATTTTATCAGTTTGGAATCGTTTGTATGACTAGGGGGGAGGCCATTGCTCTGACAAAGAAGATGCTGAAATTAGCAGAGAAAACAATGACACAGGAGGCGAAAGAGAATGGATAATAAAATGGCAGAGGTAGCTAAGCTGTTAGGGGTAGAACTTGACGAGGTTTTCTCCTTTAAGGGGAGTTCGGGTTGTTACACTTATTACTCAAAGACATACCTTAAATTTACGGAAAGTGGGCTTAAAGAATCAGTTAATAGAACCTCTTGGCACAATGCGGCAGCTTGGATGTGGAAGAGTCTTATAACTGGAGCGCTTCAAATTACTAAGCTACCTTGGAAGCCCTCTTATGGTGATACTTATTACATACCGTTCGTTGTAAACGCCGACAAATATAAAAAGCTTTTTTGGCTTAACTTAAAAGGTGATGAAATTTTTTATCAGCGGGGGTTGGTGTACAGGACTAAAGAAGAGGCTATTAAATTAGCTGAGGAGATGCTGGATGTAGCGAGGAAAGGGGTTGCAGGTGATATATGATGGCTAATCACATGACAGAAGTAGCCCAGATGTTGGGTGTAGAGATAGGAGAAGTATTTAAGATTACTGATGACACTCATGCTAATTATCCGAGATATTATCGATTCACTGAGAACGTTGGCGTTGAAGCATCAGATGATGGTGTTAAATGGGGGATGACCAAAGCAGGGGCCTAGGCAAAGAAGATGGCTGTTAGTTGGCCCTGCCATATTTTCTTTTGCGATGGCAATGACAACACCAGTCGTTCATATATACTTTATGAAGCTCATAGATACGAGTGTACTTGCTATCGCTAATATGATTTCAGTCGGTATAGCAGCCATCACAAATACATCAGTAACAAAAAGAGGTTTCCTAGAGTGGTATGATAGACACTTCACTTTGATAGTAGCAACAGATGTATCGCTATTTGCAGTTATATCCTTTATTGGTATGGAATGGGCCACTATAAGGTTTATTGGCATGGCTGTGATAAATGCTATATCAACCACGCTATGGATATGCATCATGCAAAACGCCATCAACACTGTTGTTAAGGGTAAGGACTTAACTATATGGCAGAGCTTGTCAAGCAGTTATGAACTTTATGCTTCTCTAGCGGGTGGAGTCGTAATTCTTGTATTAGGGACTATAGATGTAGAAATAGCCATAGCAATTCAATGTATAGCTAATCTAATCATGGGATTAACAGACTTAAAGGCGAAAAAGTTATTGATTAAGAGGTGACATTAGTTATGAATAGCAAAGAGATTGTACTACAACAGGTGCAAAGATTGTGTAGTATGAGAAGTGCAAACGAACTTCTTGAAATATTAGCAAATGAGATATGCCCGCCTGATGCAGGTAGCCTTTTGTGCGAGGATATTAACTACACTAATATTCGCTGCATTGATTGCTGGCGAGAGTGGTATAAATCTAAATTAAATGAGGTAAGATAAAATGACTATGACAAATAGAAACTGGTTAAAGAGCTTACCTGATGAAAGATTAGCTAAATTTCTTATAAATGTATCAGGAAATCGGTGTATTGCTTGCAACGCCCATGAAGATGGCACTTGCGACAACAAAACCTGCGAGCAGGCTATTACAGAATGGCTTAACGGAGATTACCATCAGCTAACTTGGTACGATGAGGAGTGTCCTTACTGCGGCAGAGAAACTTATGGGCATTGTGACGAAAGACTGCTAGGTGTATGTGAACACTGCGGCAAGGAAATTAAGATTTGTTCAGTTTGTCCAGGAGCCTGCCCCTACAGAGATACGGCAGGTGAAGCGGATGAGTGTAAGGACTGTTTGTTTAAAAACATCGACTGTCAAAAAGTTGACTGTAATAACTGCATAGCTGGTAAAGCTGTGATGGTAGCAGAGGGAGTAGCAGAACTTAAGGAGGAAAATAAATGACTTATGTATTTATGCTTTTTGCTGTAGCAGGAGCAGGGTTCCTGTTTGAGATTGGCAGAACACTGGCAAAGGTTGTCATGGAAGACTGGGGTGTTAGGGAATGGTTGACGCAGAGGCGGTAGAAAATGCGAAAGAGCTGTACAACTACTGTACGGCGAGGGTGGATAGGTACGGTAACGATGCTTGCAAAGTGTGTCCCTTTATCGTCTATGTGGATAACGGTTTTTCACTGGAAAATTGTGTAATTAACTACCCTCGTGATTGGGATATTGCAGGAAATGATTAACGAAAGAAGGCAGATGTAATGATTAAGCAGAGAACTATGGGACAGTGCATGGGAATGATTAGTGAAGCCTGGGCGGATTTGATGGTTGCTAACAGGAACCGAGTCGAGGTACTTAAATATGAAAAGGAAATCGGCATTGCCTGCAGCATAAAGGCTATGAAAGCTACAAATGATTTGATTGATTCAGCAAAGGCACTGCGGATGCATGTGCAGGTTCTTATTGACAAGCTGGAAGGTAAGGACAGCAAATAGTTTCATTTCTAGTATCTAGTATAGGAGTAAAAATCATGAAATATATTGACGGATTGTATATTGAGAGTATTTATAAAGGGGCCGGCATAGAGCTTACAAACAGCTCTTATCACGGCTATGAGTACTATGAGGCTGCATATCACTGTGTAAGATGTGGTACTAACTTCAAAGTAGTGCATAGATTGCAATCATACATGGGTGGCTCCATTTATAACGACAGTGCTGTGACTTGCCCAGCTTGTAGTCAAAGGTGGACTAACTATAAATCCTGTAAAGACTTTCAGACACTGTGGGGTTATCAGGGTACTAAGGGAGATATACCTATTTCAGCTGATATGAAAATCAGTGAGTACAAAGAAAAGGTAGCTCTTGATATTCGTTATGACACAATCCTGCTGGACAGCACGGGCTACTGTCAAAAGAGTGTACAGTTTGAAAGATTTACATATGACATTAAGAACAGGAAAGCTTTTTATGCTAAGTCCAAGGTTAAGAATTTCCAAAAGGATCATGAACTTGAACTGTCTGATCCTTTTGGTAAAAGAGAGCTGTTTACAAACTCGATGATAAAGTACATCAGCCATTTCAACCACTGCTGCAAAGTAGAGAAAAAGGTTGTCACTTTCTTAAAGAACCTGCGGGAAACTGTATGCAGGAAATACAAAGAGACTTATGGCTTTAAGCCTAGGGCCTATGTCAGCAGAGGTAAAGGCTGGGGCATGATGGCAAGACAACTTTTCAATTTGGGATTAAAAATGCGGTTCCCGGATATTGACCTACTGCCTGACTGGACAGCAGTAGCAAATAAGGTAGGAACTGTGGAGTGGATGTCGGACAGCTATCGCCAGTTGCTAATTGATAATAAGGATAAAAGCACGGTGGGTGATGTTGACAGAATACTTGATGCTTTCACTATCCCTAAATCTGCTATTACCCGTAAAATTATTTCAAAGAATCCACTAACAGCCCAGGTATTGAAATTCTGCATGTGCAAGGCAGGGAACAAGGCTGATGTGGCTGCTGGATTGTATGAAACCTGCATGAAATTTATCAGTAGGATTAATGCTAATACAGAGAGCCTTAAAATCATAGATTATATTGCCTATTGGCTTACATACAGGTCTATAAGTGAAGTGCAGAATTTCCTTAATAAAGGTAACATCAGCTCCTGGCAGATTAAAGATACTTATAACATGGAGATGAAGCTGAATGATAAAAACAGGAAGCTGTATCTGAGCGAGCATATTAAGCTGGCAGAGGCCCATGATTGGCTGGTAAAGGTTATAAACAGCCAAAAAGGCGAGGACTACAGTCTTAAGGTACCTGAGTATATCAAGCACCGATATGAGGTGCCTGTAGACGGTTTTACAGCTCATGTACCGCTTTCAGCAAATGAGCTGCTGGCAGTAGGCAATGAACTACATAACTGCGTAGGAACATATGCTGACAAAGTGCTGGCTCATGAGAGGTGGATTTGTGTGATAGCAAAAGGAAATGAGCTTATAGCCTGCTTGGAAATCAAGGAAAACTGCTTGGTGCAGGCTAAGTTGAAATATAACAAATCAGTAAAGGAAGATACGGAAATAAATGACACTATTTTAAAATGGTGCAAGGAGGCTAGAATACTGATTGATACTAAAGATATAGATAAAGAAAAAGTAAGTAAGGCGGCGTGATTATGGCAGCTATTAATAAAAGACTACAGGAAATCCATGTGGCTCATGATGCTATTTTAAGTATAGCCACAGCCAGTAACAGGAAAAGCAAACATTGGAAAAACGGTGTTGTGTCCTGGTCTAAGCTCCTGTCTAGGTTATCAGATTGTAGGCGGACGGGCGAAACTATGTCTGAATACAGAAAGATGTCTAAGGACAGGCAGGACGATATAAAGGACATCGGAGGTTTTGTTGGTGGAGTTCTTACAGGCGGCAGGAGATGTGCAAGCTCAGTTGAGGGCAGGCAGCTTATCACACTTGATGCTGATTATGCCGGTACTGATTTTTGGGACATTGTTGAGATGTTCACAGATTATGCCTGCTGCGTGTATAGCACACATAAGCACACTGAAGACAGCCCAAGACTGAGACTGGTTATCCCTGTTGACAGACTGGTTACTGTAGACGAGTATCAGGCTATTGCGAGGAAGTTAGCTGAGGACATTGGCATTGACCGTTTCGATGATACTACATACGAAGCTCACAGGCTTATGTACTACCCTAGTGCCTCCCTTGATGGTCCTGTGGTCTTTAAATACAGGGATTGCAGTATTTTAAAAGCTGATACTGTACTTGCAAGGTACGAAGATTGGACAGACCAGGCAAGCTGGCCGGTATCAAGCAGGGTAGATCACATCATCAGCAAAGCCATGAAAAAGCAGGAGGATCCCTTAGAGAAACATGGCATCGTAGGGCTTTTCTGTAGAGCATACTCAGTGCCCGAGGTTATCGATGAGTATCTGTCAGATGTGTATGAACCCTGCAAAGATGGTAGATACACATTTAAGGCTGGCAGTACAACAGGTGGTGCAGTGGTGTATGAAGATAAATTTCTGTATTCACATCATGCTACCGACCCATGCTCCATGCAGCTCTGCAATGCTTTCGACCTTGTGAGGTTACAAAAGTTTTCTGAGCTTGACGATGGGAAAAGTGCTGACAGTCCTACCAAACTTCCAAGTTATACAGCTATGTGCAAGCTGGCTAGCAAAGACGATAACGTGAAAATACTCATTGCCAAAGAAAAAAGAGCTGAGGCCGGAGAAGATTTTGAGGTTATCACGGACGATGATAGCGAAGCTGATATGAACTGGACTGCTAAACTGAAACTCAACGAAAAGACCGGGGAGATGCTAGGGACACGGTTTAATATCAGAATTATCTTGGAGAACGACCCTAGCATAAAGGGCTGTTTTGGCTATGACTTGTTTGCAGGCAGAATAGCGGTGCTGGAAAAACCTAAATGGCGGTGTCTTGATGATAATGACCCACACTGGAATGATAGCGACGACTCGGAGCTAAGATACATGATGGAGACGGTTTATGGCATTGATAATAGAGCCAAGATAGAAGATGAAATCGTTAATGTATCCAAGCGTAAAGCGTTTCACAGGGTGCGTGAGTATCTCAGGAGCTTGAAGTGGGACGGTGTTAAAAGAATTGATACCGTATTTATAGATTACCTAGGGGCAGAGGATACTGCATACACCCGCATGGTAACACGCAAGACTTTAATAGCTGCAGTTGCAAGAGTGCAGGAGCCAGGAGTTAAGTTTGACAACATGGTTGTGCTGGAGGGACCGCAGGGTATTGGCAAAAGCTATTTACTGAAAAGACTGGGGAAGAAATGGTTTAGCGATTCGCTTACTGGTGTGCAGGGTAAAGATGCTTATGAACAGCTCAGAGGCTGTTGGATTATTGAGATGGGAGAGTTGGCTGCATTGAAGAAATCGGAGGTAGAAGCTACAAAGTTATTCATCTCTAAGCAGAGTGATATTTATAGAGTTCCATACGGCAGAAGACTCAGTGAATTTCCTAGACAGTGCATTTTCATTGGTACTACTAATGACGCTGTATTTTTACAGGATAAGACAGGCAACAGACGTTTTTTCCCGATAGCAGTACGCAAGAAAAATCCTGTTTTGTGGAGCAAAGAGATGGAAAGCAATGTAGACCAGATTTGGGCAGAGGCTTTGGAAGCATATAAGAAAAAAGAGTCACTGTGGATAGGTGAGGAGATGGAGCAGGAGGCCAAAAAAGTACAGAAGGCTTTCACTGAGGAAGATACGCTGCTTGGCATGATTCAGGAGTTTGTCAAGGTCAGGATTCCCAAAAACTGGTATCAGCTTGATTTACCAACAAGGCAGAATTATTTCAGAGGTACAGCTTTTGAGGTAGACGAAGAGGACAGCATGGAAAGGACAAGAATAAGTCCTATTGAGGTATGGTGTGAGCTTTTAGGCAACAAACCTAGTGATTTTCCTAATTACAAAAGAAAAGAGATTCGAGGCGCACTTGACCAGCTGGAAGAATTTCATCTGTATAAAAATGGACAAAGGCATGTATCTTTTGGTAAAGCCTACGGGCAGCAAAGGTCTTATATAACTGAAAAAGATACAGCTTTTACAGAGGAGGAAAACATGAAAGAAATGTTGAGTTAAAAATAAACCGAACACCGAACACTTGCAGTGTAAAAGTAAAAATCACTTTTACTATTTTAAGGCCATTTCTATTATGAAATGTGCACATAGGGTGGACTTTTTTTAGATTTACACGATAACATCAAAAAGTCAATATGATTTTTTACACTGCAAGTGTTTGTCGAACAGCACATAACAACATATAAATACTACATTTAGAACATATGCAGTGTAAAAAGACATACATTTTCTATAAGAGTATGTATACAGGAAAAAGGGGGATACAAATGTGATATATAGCTTTTGTTATATAATCTACCTGATTAGTAATAAAATAGCCGTATAAAAAGTTATGGAGTTTTTTCTTAATTTTTACACTGCATATGTTCTTTTTAATTAGAAACCCTTGTAAATCAAGGCTTTGCTGTAATTGCTGAGAACATTTGCATGGTAAAAGTTGATACCGGGAGATAGTAAAAGTGCTGGAAAAAGACATAGAAAAGTATTTTAGACATAAACTTATTGACCAAGGTTGTCTAGTTTTTAAGTTTGTGTCGCCAGGAAATGTAGGAGTACCAGACAGAGTCGTTATATCCAAAACAGGAAAGGTGTATTTTGTGGAGTTGAAAAGACCTGGAGGCAAAATCAGGAAGTTACAAACCATGTGCATACAAAAGTTGAAAAGTCACAATGTGTGGGCAGGAGTGATTTCTGCGAAAGCTGAGGTTGATGATTTCTGCAAGCTGGTGATTAGAAATGATAGGAGCTGATTACAGCGATGAAGTATAGTTGCAGGGCAAATTATATACAGAAGTTGTTAATGGCGGTTTAAATCGGCTTATACTAGCTTAAAAATGAAAATAGGGAAAGAAGGTAATGTGTAATGAAGTTCATACCTAGACCTTATCAGGCATATGCAGTGGAGCAGGTAATTGAAAAACCTGCTTTGGCTCTTATGCTTGATATGGGGTTAGGCAAAACGGTGGTCACTCTTACAGCAATTAAGGATTTGATGTATGATTATTTTGAGGTAAGCAAAGTCCTGGTAATTGCGCCAAAAAGAGTAGCCAAAAGTACATGGCCTGCCGAAGTGAAAAACTGGGACCACACTAAGGATTTAAAGTTATCCATCGTTGCAGGCAGTGCTAAGCAGCGTATGGAAGCATTAAGAGCAGCTGCTGATATTTATGTTATTAACAGGGAAATGGTGTCGTGGCTGGTAAAGCTATACAAAAAAGACTGGGATTTTGATATGGTAGTCATTGATGAATCATCTTCCTTTAAATCCCCAAAATCCAAAAGGTTTAAAGACTTGAGAAAAGTAAGGCCTTTGATAAAAAGAATCGTCGAGCTTACAGGCACACCATCACCTAACGGCTTGATGGATTTGTGGAGTCAGATGTATCTACTGGATATGGGAGAAAGGCTTGGCAAAACGATTACAGCTTTCAGAAGAAGGTTTTACACACCTGGCAGAGGCAACGGCTATGTGACATATGAGTGGTGTCTTAATGATGGAGACGATAAAGAAATACTGCGCAGAATAAATGATATTTGTGTAAGCATGAAATCAAAAGATTATTTAAAATTACCGGAGGTGATATACAATAAGGTGCCTGTGAAGCTGTCAGAGCGTGATAGAGCCATGTATAAAAAGATGGAAAAGGATTATGTACTAGAAGTTGCAAACGACGTTCTAACAGCAGGTTCTGCTGGTGTAGTGACAGGTAAATTATTGCAGCTTGCAAATGGCTGTATTTACAATGAGAATAGAGAAATAGTACACCTGCATGATGAAAAAATACAGGCTTTGAAAGAATTGGTCGAGTTAAACGAACATACAAGCTATTTAATTTTCTACTGGTTCAATCACGACCTCGTTCAGCTGAAGAAAAATTTTCCATATGCACGCGAACTGAAAACCAGTGAAGATATAGAAGATTGGAATGCAGGCGAGATAAAAATGCTGTTAGTACACCCTGCTTCGGCAGGGCATGGACTTAATCTGCAATTTGGTGGATATACTGCCATTTGGTACTCACTGACATGGAGCCTAGAGCTTTATCAGCAAGCAAATAAGAGGTTGCACAGGTCAGGACAAGAACATGCAGTAGTGATACATCATTTAATTGCAGAAGGTACTATTGACGAGGATGTTATGAGGGCATTGGAGAGTAAGGGCAAAAGTCAGGACTCAATGCTTGAAGCAGTAAAAGCAAGAATAAAAGAGTATGCAGGAGGCTAGTATTATGTGTGTCTTAAATTCAAATGATTATGTCAAGCTGACCAGGAGTTACCTTGATAACTATAACAAGTATATGGATTATGTAGAAAAGGCTTTTGCCAGATGTGACGAGATAGATTTGGAACTTGCTGATGAAAGCATAAAGACAACGACATATGGGCTGGAGCAGGGAGGAGGTTCTGAGCTTACCCCTGTTGAGAGGGCCGCAAGCAGGAGAATGGAGTTAAAGAGTGAAAAAGCAGATTTACAGGACAAAGCAAACTTAGTAAAATCATTTTTGTCTAATCTGCTTCGGGGTATTGGCAAGCTGGACACAGAGGATAAAGTGTTAATATCTAAGCTGTATTTCAGACACCTGTCTACCCTTGAGATTTCTAAGGAAATGCACATAACATCAAGATGGGTACGTATGCAGGCAAGACAGGCAGAGAAAAGACTCGCAGTATTGCTATTTGGGAAAGCTGCTGAGGAGGAAATATATTTTTTATAAAAAATGTGAAAAAACTTCCGCATTTTCGTGTCAAGTGTGATATAATATATCATGTCCACAGGTAGAGAGGTGTCTCGCGCATAATCTTTACCCCCTAAATATTAGTAGTTTCTCATTCACGAAAAAGGGCAGAGCTGTAAATAGTTCTGTCCTTTTTCGTTGCGTAAATTTAAGGAGTGAAAACATGGTAAAAGTAATTGCTATGGCGGTAAAGGACTTGGTTCCTTATGCTAACAATCCTAGAAACAATGAGCAGGCAGTTGATACAGTAGCCAAAAGTATTAAGGAATTTGGCTTCACAAATCCAATTGTTGTGGACAGTGACAATGTGGTTATTAATGGCCATACTAGACTGCTGGCTGCTGAGAAGCTGGGACTCGAAAAAGTACCAGTTATTAAAAAGGAAGATTTGACACCGGAACAGGTAAAGGCCTTTAGACTGGTCGATAATAAGACCTCTGAACTGAGTGGCTGGGACTTTGAAAAGCTGGATGCTGAAATTGCAGAGCTGCAGGCTATGGACTTTGATATGTCAGAGTTTAAATTCGACATGCCTGCCTCTGAGGGGTATGGTGATTTCTTTGAGGATTCACCTGCCAAGGAGCAGTCACAGGACGAGGCAGATGAGGATATTACCACAGATGCTGCGTCAGAAGATGAAGTGATATGTCCGCACTGCGGGAAAAGCTTTGTTCCATGATAGTGTGTTTAGCTGGCAGGGGTAGCTTGTCACAACAAAAAAAAAT